CATCCGGCATCATAAACATTTCCTCAGACTTATAAGGTGTTAGCTGCTTAATTCTAAATGACGTAATAGACGAGCCATCAACCTTATAAAAAACCAGGAAACTTGGCAGACCAGCTAATTCGGCTAATTTCTTTGTAGTTGTAGTTGTTTTATAAGTTTGTCCAACGTCAAAAGCAGTTTCAGCTAGATACAAAGGAGTTTTACATTTTAAACAAGTTCCGCATCCATCAATGTCAATCATTCCGAGCTTTTGCGGTAAAGCTCTATGCCATAAAGAATAAGCTGAAAACTTTACATCCTTATAATAAATATCCCTAGCCATTAACCACCAGCATATAAATTGATAAAAAAACTATGAAAGATAAACCAGAAAAGATAATGATAAAAATTTTATCCATTAAAGCTCTCCCTTATTCCTAAATTGATTAAGTTGTTCTTTTAATTTAACTTCTAATTCCTTAATTCTAAATTCGGCAGCAGATAACTTCTTTTGCAAATCCCCATTTAGTTCCTTATGAGACTTGCTAATTATTTGAAAGTTAGAGTTTTCTTCAACTAATCTTTTATTAGCTTCATTAAGTTTTTTAATTTCTTGATCTTTTTTATCTAAAATATCAGCCATAACAAAACTCCCCATCGCAATAACCACAAAGCAATAAACTCTCTCCTTCCCAACCTTCCTTTAAAATATCATTACTTGGATGATCTATATCGCAACAACCAGCACTTAGAGCTTTTGGATATTTATTAACCCACTTCATATAAGTTTTACAAAATTTATCCCACTCAACCTTATAAATATCTATTGTTTGATTTTGTGTTTCCTTTGGAAATAAAATTAAAGCTACAACAATAAATAAAAATAAATATTTCATATCCAATCAACCTCGGGTAATCCGTTATAATTTTTATCAAAAATAAACCAGGCAAAAGCCATTAATCCATTTCCACCAAATTTAATTCTTCTAGAAAATATCCAAATTTTTTTTAATTTTTTTTGAAAAAAAACCAATTCTTTTCTTTTTAATCCTTCTAAAAAAGATAATTTATTAAGCATAGCCACTTGATTATTGGCTTGTTTTAACGCTCTTATTGTAAATTCAGTTGAAAGATTAAATGGTGGATTTGTAATAATGTTATCAAACTTTTTATCAGATTTTAAAAAATCAATACCAGTTTCCCCATAACCTCTATCTATTAAATCAGAGCTATAAACTTCATAACCTTTATCAATCATAACTTTAGACATAGAGCCATCCCCGCAAGCGCATTCCCAAATATTTCCATTAAAATTTTCTCTATCTAATAAAGATTGAGTCGCCTCTGGAGGAGTTGGATAAAAGTCATTTTTTACCCTATTTCCTTTTGAGTTGTGTCCAACATAAGCTAAAGCAGAGCTTGTTTTCATTTAATCACTATCTCCGTAACCTCTTGAACCCAAGCACCAGGAATTGTATTTAGATTTCCTACTTCAAGCGTTCCATCATCATCTATGGAATAGTCGGCAAAGATTGTGATTTTTTCTCTTGTTTTGAGTAATTGATAACCTTTACTATAGCAGACAGCGGGTTTAATTCGTATTGCTTTAGAGATTGACATCCACTCGTTGCTAGCCAAACAATCAAGCCACTTAACTTCAACAAACGGATAATCATCAATGGTTCCTGTTAGTTTCTTTTTCTTTCTACTCATAAAAGCTAGAAGGTTTGACTTTTCCTTTTGTCTTTTGGGAGATCAGTTTCATAAACTCTGGTCTAGGTATTCTCTCCTTATTGCACCAACGAAATACTGTTGATCCAGGAGATGTGCCTTTAATTCCTAAAAATTCAGCTAGCTTTTTATGTGATAGATTTTTTGATTTTCTAAATGTTTCTAATTGCATGATTTCCTTATATGGATAATTACCAATTTGACAAGTAAATATCCATATTTGATGTGGATATTGTGGTATAAAACCTAAGATTTATGCAACTTTGATAAGAACTTATAAATAGTTCTTGCTTTTATTTCCCTATATACTATTAATTGACAATATGACAATAAATAAACCAGAACTGCGTATTATAAATAATACACATCAACAAGAAACTATGGCTGAATTAAAAAGATTATTAGATTCTAAACACATGACCCAAGCAGAATTGGGTACTGCGTTAAAACGTGATAAAACTACAATCAATCGTTGGTCCAAGAATAGCCGTGAGATTACTTGGGATAATGCTATTAAGATTGCTAAAGTTTTAAATGTTCATCCAGTAGAGGTATTTCAGCCAAGACAAGAAATAGTATTGGATAAATATATTGATAATAAATTTATAGTTAAAACTCTTTCAAAGGAAGAACAATTTGAGGTTCCTATTCCTTTTGAGTTTTATAAAACCAATGTTAAAGCCGTTCAAGTAAATATACCAGGTAATTTTTTACATAGAGAAATATTTTTATTTGATTTTCCTAAAAAAAAAGCAGATAGATTTTCAAAGTTTTCAGTACATAATCTTTGTTATGTAACTTGCTCAAAATCTTGGAAAAAACAAACTGGTAAAAATAATGAAACTATTGGAATTGTAAGAGCTAACGAAGATGGCTCAATGGTTATTATAAATCCTTTAACTAAAGAACCAGTAAATGAAAATTGTAAAAAAGTTAATATTAAAGACATAGATATTTGCGTACCCGTCAAAGCTAAATACAACCCAGATTTGTTATAAATATCCATAATTCCCAATATCCATACCTCTATGGATATATCCATATTTTGTATTGACAAAGTTCATATAATGTTCCAAAAAGAATCTATTGATTCGGTTTATGGAAAAAGACGATTTTTTAGACAATATAAAAGAATTACCTAAATGGGTTGAGCTTTACGGCATTAATCATCACTCACCATCCCAATTAAATTCCAATGATGATATTTGGGGTTATAAATATTTATACCTATCCCAAGAAGAAAGACGTGAGCTGCCTATAAATTCTAAAATGTTTAGTGGAGTTTGTATTGGCGATATGGCGCAACTACAATTTGGTAATTATATTTGGGATTATGTTAAAGGAAAAGGTTTAGTTAAAAAAGAAATTCCACCTCAAAGAAAAGTTTTTGATAAAGTTATAGAAAAATTTAATTTATATGATCCGGTAGATGACAAAGATAAAGAACAACACGATATAAATAGACATGGTTTAGCATTAACATTTCAACAATTAAAATATGCTTTAAAAGAAATTGGTTTAAAGGAACCAACTGAATGCGAAAGATCGGTTAGCTTAGAATTACCTAATTGTATTTTACCTTGCATTGGCAGAATAGACATAGAAGATAAAAATAATTTTGTTGAAATTAAAACTAAATGGCGAAAAAAGAATAGACCCAAAAAAGATGGTACATCTAATTATTCTTTACCTAAAATAGATGAAGGTTATTTAGGTTGGCAAGATCATATTTTACAAGTTGCTTTTTATTGGTTAGCCACAAAAAAGAAACCACACTTATTAGTTCTTTCTGAAAAAGGTTATAATGTTTTTACACCTGATAACTGCGATGATTTAAAACCAGAAAATTTAAAACTAAAATTAAATCAAATGGCTCTTACTGCTAAACGTAGAGAAAGAGTTATGGAAAACCACGCTGGCAAAACTACCTGGCATCAAGATATTCCGTGTGATTTTGAACATTTCTTTTGGAATGGTTTAGGGGATCACAAGCAAGCAGCAATGAAACTATGGGGTTTGGTATGAGAGAAGATAACTCAATGATTAATCCTCAAATGTGGCTGCTTAAAAAAAAATTAGTGAAGGAAAAAAACAAATCAAAAGGTTTGCTCCTTATATTGATTGTTTTTCTTATCTCCCTCTTAGTTATAAGTCATCTCTTTACTAATGATGGTAGCCAGATGCGTTTGACAGAGATGTTAGACAAGGGTTTTTATTACGGCAGTAATCTTTCCCTTCATTCATACATCTGGCTATCAGAAAGGTTTTATGTCTAAAGTAATACATTTAAACACGCTCAAACCTTATCTTGAAAAATTAAAAGTTAATGGTGGAATGTGGAAAATTGATAAGAATAAATATGCAATCAAACATTTAGAGGTAGAAAAGTTAGCAAATTTATACGGAATTGAAACTGATATTAATTTAATACATTGTAATTTAGAAAAAGGTTGTGCAGTAGTTAAAGCTGGAGCTAAATATAATGCTAAAACATTTTATTCACTTGGAGAAGTGTCTCCTTTAAATAACGATTTCCCCTATCCGGTAGCAGTAGCTGAAAAGCGCAGCGTTGATAGAGCCATATTAAAAGCTCTTGGTATTCACGGAGAGGTTTATTCAGACGTAGAACTAGATAATAAGAAACAAAATTATAATGAAAATAATGGTGTTGATTTAAACCAAGCAACCATCATTGAAGAAAGAATTAAAAACGCTAGTCATCAAGCAAACTTAGATCAGATAGCAAGTCAAAATAAGAATTTTTTAGCAGAGCTAAAGAAACAAGATTTAAAAAGGTATCAAACATTAGTGAAATCCTTTTTAGATAGAAAACAGCAATTTAACGGAGGATAATATATGGCTGACTTTCAAAAACCAAAAGATCCTAATTGGATCGCAACCTTTTCAATGAAAAGGAACCCTGACAAACAAGCTGGAGATAAAAGACCAGACTTGGTGTTGGTGGATAGTGATAAGATAAATCAAAAATCAGGCAAACCTTATCGTAAGAACTTTACGATTAATGGTGTTTGGTGTGAAGCATCTTGTTACATCCAGGAAAATAAGGATTTGAAAATTACCATCAAGAAAACTGGCGGAGATAAGCCAGCAGATGATGGATTTGCAAATCAATTTTAGGGGAAACAATGCAGCAATATGGCTTAACTGAAAAGCAACTAAAACTTTTTAAGTTTATTAAAAGTTATATTGCAAAGAAAACCATATCGCCATCTTACGATGAGATTAAGATGGCGGTAGGTTTAAAATCAAAAAATTCTGTTAATGTTTATATTAATAACTTAGAGGAAAGAGGATGGCTGAAAAGAATACCAGGCAAAGCAAGAAGTATCCAGATAATCAAATAGACTTATCTCCAGATGCTAATACCAACGAGTTAATTTCTCGCATATTAGATAGGGATAAAGAAGGTATGGATAAATTTAAAATTACCATGCGAGACAAGATGTTGAAGGATCCGACCAATGCAAAGTATTGGTTGCAAGAAGCATTAGAAGAGAGTATAGATTTATCAAGATATTTAATAAATTCAGTAATTTCTTACAATCTCCTCAACGAAAAATACAAAAAACTTCTTAAAGAAAACAAAGAATTAAAAGAACATAATAGGATGTTATATGATCATCCGTAAAAAGTTTGAAAAATTCTGGTCTGGATCTGTTTCGTTTTCAGCAACTGAAACATTTAAAGATTTAGACACGGCTTCCCAAGCTAGTGTGCCAAGTGAAGCTGCTAAGATCGTAATAGATAACAAGACTTTAAGTTACGATTTTCAAAGGATAAAGGAGGTAGACACCAATGCAAACACACTACCAACATCTGGAGCAAAAAATCCAGATAAAAAAGAAAGAGAGAAAGTCTCTAAACCAAAAGATAACGAGACTTCTAAATGATGATAGTACCCATCCTGGTATTTCTGCTCTTTCTAAACAAAGTCATTTAACTTTAGTAGATATACTATTGTTAAAAGACGAGAAGAAACAGCTAGAATTATAATCTAGCAGTTTATAATCTTTCTAAACTACGAAAGTAGTACAGTATCCCTACGCTCTTTTGATAAAAAGCCAAATTGTCAATTAATTTATTTATATCCATTTTTCTTATTGACAGATTAGCAACGATTTAATAATCTGGTTCCATAATGTTAAATAAAAAAAAAGGAGAAACAATGCAAAAAACAATAACTAAATATGAATTAAGATTTAATCGTTTAATGAAAGATATTGAAAAAGATAAAATCTTAAAAAAAATACCTGGAAATCATACTGCTGGAATAGCATCTCTTATGATTAAAGATTTAAAAAAATATTTAAAATCTAACAGAAAGAGAGCTGCGTAATGAAGTTAGAAAACACAATAAGGTTTAAATTTGAATTTACACATTGCAAATCATATTCAAATATTTTTAACCACTTAAAATCTTTAGAAAAATTATTTAAAGATTTTAAAAAGTTAGGTGTAAAAAAGGATGGTGGAGAAGATGACGATTACCATAATTTTTATATTGAAACTTCCGATAAAAAAATAATCAATAAATTAAAGAAACTTGGTTTCAGTAAAGGAGCTGCGTAATGAAATTAAATAAAGATATAGTAAAGAATAAAAAGCAATACTCTTCTTTTTATACTTATGACAATGCCTATGGACCAGGTTTTGGTTTTCAATGGAAGGATATTCCAGCAGCGCATACTAATTTAGTTCATAAAAGAGTTACATCAAATAAGACTTGGACTAAATTAGTACAAGGCTACAGTAATTTAGGCATAACTTATAAGGGGCATAGATGAAAAAACTAGAAGCAATGAAGAAAGATAAAGATATGAAAGCTATGTTTGCTTTCTATAAACATAAATATAAAGGTAAAGATTCTTTTAAACTTTATGTAAAAAACGTACTTGAATTTTTTAGAATTACTATGGATATTTATTGTTTCGGAGATCGTGTTCCACCTAAAAATTGTGGTAAATGGAATAAAATTGGAGAATGGGGTAGAGCTGAAGCAATCCAATATTGGTCTCAACTTTGTAAAATAAAATATAAAGATATTAACAAATATTTTTATTCAGTAGATGATTTTAGTTCCTATACTTAAAATGAAATTTTGGTTAGTTAAAATTAATAATCATTATAATATACAAGCCATTACCGATACGGGTAAAAAGTTTTTTGTAAGACATAAAGGTAAAACCATTAAGTTTGAACTAAACCAAAAGAGACAAGCTAAAGTTTATATTAAAAGTTTAAACCCAGAAGATATAGTGGGTCCAGATGATAAGATTAAATTTGATGATGCTTTTGATCTTTATGTTAAATCTGTATTAAGCAATGAATTAAATACGGAAGAGTATAATAGAGTACAAGTTGGCTATATTAAGCACCATATCCAGCCGTATATTAATAAAACGTACCTACACCAGTACCTCGCATCAGATTTTGAGGGATATACCCTTAAAAAGCTCCTACGCTCCAAGAAATACATATTTGATAGCGAGGGTGGTAGATCTACTGAAACTATAGGTAAAAAGGTAGTTAAGGAATGCGTTGGCGAATTTAAGAAGTTTTTAAAGTTTTGCAAGAAACATAAATGGAAAGTTGACTTAGATATATTAGATTTTGAATTTAATAAAAATACATTTGGCGATACACCTAAAGATATTATTCTACCCTCTTATGCCGATGTGGTTAAACTTATAGAAAGCGAAAAAAATTTAAGGGATAAATGTTTATATAGATTGGGTGCTGAAACGGGTTGTAGAACCAATGAAGCAGTAGCCATTTGTGAAGATGACATTGATTATAATGAGGGTACTGTATTCTTTAGACACTCATTGGATCGTTGGTCTAACTTTAGAGCTAACTTTTTAAAGACAAGAACATCAAGAAGAAGAGTAGAAATATCAGATGAATTATTAAACCTATTTAAGATTTATTTAAAATCAAGATTCATAACTAAAACAAAACAACACAGAAGAGTATTTAATAATTTAACCAAAGACAGAGTTTATAAAAGATTAACCAGGGTAACTAAAAGACTTGGCATTAAATGGCAAGGTGGTTTCTCTGTATTTAGAAAATTCAACTCCTCTCTAGTAAGAGATCAGCAATTCCTAACCGACAAACAATTTATGGATAGGTATGGCTGGTTAAACTTAAATACTTTTGGAAGATGGTATCAGAGGGATTTGGATATGAATAGACCAAAAAGAAAAGCTGCCATTAACAATCTAATAAGAGGATAAATATGGATGCGCTACATTATAAAGGAAAGATTGCAAAGTTTCTCTTTGCATTTAGGTTCTTAGATAAAGTTGTAGATAATGGTAATGGTACACAATCTAAATTGCCAAGACGGAAGAACCAAACACAACACGCAAAAGCTATTGGCTGCACGTTCCAACAAATACAAAAAGTTGAAAAAACGCACAATGGTATTGCATCGGATAAGCTATTTTTACTTTTAAAAAAGGAAGGTTATGACATCAACATAATCTTTAATAGCAATCCAGAAGAGGTGTTGGATAAAATTAATAAACAATACCACGAAATGATATTAAAGCATTTTGCTAAAGTAGATAAAAACATTGAGGAGGAAAGAAAACTACAAGCAAGATATAGACCAATACTCCCTAAACTCGAAAGAGAATTGTCATACGAAAGCACTTTTGGCAAAGGTTTATAACACGCAAAAAAAAAGGAGGGGAAAATTAATTCCCCTCTTTAATAATTCACTCTCAGTTTCACTCTAAGAAAAAAAATAAGTGTTGATTACCAACGCTTAAATGGTCGGGGCGGCAGGATTTGAACCTAACGCCATTTCGTTAAATTGTTATTGTTATATAACATTTTCTTTCTTAAATTGTATAATTTTAGTTGACAATTATGCGTATAAAATAACCCTTATTTTATTGGGTGGTGTCTAGTTGACCCATCATACACTCTAATAAAACTCTTGTAATTATTCGTAAGTTTTATCTTCTGATCTCTTAGCATCATCATCTTTCATACATTGATAATGAGCTTTTGTCTTATCTGCAAACGCTACAAAACTTTCTTGATTCGTCATATCCTTATTACAATACCGGCATTTACCAATATCTATAATAATAGTTTTAGATCTAACCCAAGTTTTCTTAGGCATTTAACCACCTAAAGGATTTGCAGCAGCTTTTAATTCTTCAATTTTTAATTCAAGTAGCTTAATAGATTTTTCATTAATCTTAGATCTAGTATCTATACCAGATACATCTACTTCTTTTTTATTTTCTAATGCTGCAACCTTTTCTTCAAGTACAGCTATTTGTGATGAATGATCTATAGAAGATTTATTTTCTATTTCATTAAGTCTAGTAGTAAGTTCTCCATATTTTGTAAAACCTCCACCTATGGCAACAACAGCAGCAATTAAAGCTGCTATTCCAGCTAACTGATCTTTTAATTTACCCATTTCTTAATACCTCTATCTCCATTAATAGTTTTTGTTTTTGTATGTTGATGTCTTGTAAGATACTTTCTTTAATGTTTATTGGATCATTACTTGTATATTGAACCAAATTAACATTGTTATAAATGTCTCTATTATCAAACATAATAACCTGGTTTAAATATATATCTTTACTCTTATAAAACTCTTGGTTCATATACTCAGCTAAAACCATATCGCTTTGCATAGCATCTAGTTTTATAATATTTTTTACTTCAAGGTTCTTTGCAGTATCTTTAACTACCTTATCAACCTTATCCATAGCTGCTTCTAATTTTGCAACTTTAGTATTCTTTGATTTAGTTTCTTTAGTCTTTACTTTCTTCGGCTTTTCTTGCTCTTTCGGCTTCTGTTTTTCTTCTGTTTTAACTTCTGATTTGCTCTCTGTTTTTTCTTCTTCTTGAACATTGTTTGTTTCTTCAATAATTTCTTCTTTAGGTTCTGGTGGAGCTTCCTCTTCTTGAGTTTCTTCCATAATAGCCATTGCTATCTCTGCTGGTTTTTCTTCTTCTTCCTCTGCCATCATTGTTGGTGGAGGTAATAAAGCAGTAGTCTGAATTTCAGCTTTGGTTACTTTTGTTTCTGTCTTTTCTTCAAACTCTATGATAGCAGCCGTTATCTCTACCGCTTTTTCTTCTGTGGGTAATGGAGATGCTGCTATAGTTTGTATTTCTTCAGTAAATAATTCAACAAACTCTTCAGTAAAAAAAGTTTCTTCTTCTTCAAATAAAACTGTTTCTTCAAATTCTTGTAATGCTTCTTGTGTCTCAACTTCTAAAACAACATTATTATATGTCATTCTTAAAGAGATGTTATCTACGTTGGGTCCACCAAGAGTAGCTGGAGCATTAGCATCTATCGCTGAAATAGTAGTGTTACCAATGTTAGAACCATTACCGGTATATATTAAAGTATCTGTAAAGTTAGCTCCATTGATACCGGTTACATCCGTTCTTACAGTTGTCATGGTTGCAATAACTGTTCCAGAACTATTCTTTATATTAAGATTAATAGTAAAGGTATCAGCTGCACCTTGACCACCCCAACATCCAGATACATTACATTCTCCGTTTTGAACTTCAGTTACCTGGGTAAGGGTAATACCATTATCCAACATATCTTGGGTAATAGTATTAGTAGTTAAATTTACATCTTGTGTAATAGATCCGCTATCGCCAAACTCTAAATCATAATTGCTGGTTACATTATTTAATTCGCAGCAATCAGATACTACTTGTGTATTTCCACTTGTAGTCCAACCATTAGCATTACCCGTTTCAAAGTTGCCGTTAGTTAATAAGTTATCTGTCGTTATCTCTTCTGCTGAAATTGTAAGGGTTAATATTATCAGCAAAAGTATTGATGCGATAAACCGCATAAGCCATTACTCCTATAAAAATTAATAACCAAATCATTTCTTCTTATTAATTTTTGGTTTTTTTTTAGGTAAAATTATTTTTTTCTTTTCTAACTCTACATATTTTTTATATGTAGGCATTTCATAATCATATTTATTAACTAATAAATTGTAAGCATCTTCGCCAATCTTACCATCTACCGGACAATAAGTTTTTGCCATGAACATTGCTTGGAATACTCTTTCATCAGAACAAAGCAAACTGATAGCAGCCACCTTCATTCCCATTTGACTTAAAGTTTTTGATAAAGCAATTAGTTCGCAAGTTTCATCTTGATAAGATTTACCACCAGATACCCCAATAGAAAAAGTTTGTACGCCACCTGATAAAGCTAATGCACAATTATTAGATGTGTTCATACCTGGAGCTGAACTTGTAGGTGGTGCAGATCTTATGTTTGAAGTTGAATTTGTTGTAGATGTAGTTGAGGATGAAGATCCACTTTCATAGGTAGTAGAACCTCCAGTATAGTTTCCTTCAATAGCTGTATTAGAACCAGATACGTTTGTTTGCGTAGAACCAGCATAAGCACCCGTTGTTGCAGTTATTAAGAAAATCCATACTAAAATTAATATTCCATAAGTTATTGGTTTAATCCTTTTCATTTTTTTTTTTACACTTACATCTTGGTTTTTGCCAGGCAAAGAGCCATTCTGTAAATGTATCTATACCCCCAAAAAATTTTAATATAATTTTGTCAATCATTTTGTTATTCCATTATTAATTTTTTAATTGATATTGAGCCGTCAATATTAGTTTCAAGTTCAGCTAAAGATTTAACGCATTGATAAGAAACTTTTGATTTACTATCCAACTCCCTCATAGCGTAACGCTTGCCTTTAAGACAATCGCTTAATGAGGTTTGTATTCTTGCTTCTTTAATTTCTGAATTTATCATCATTAATAAAGCTATTACCACTTGCTCCATTAATGGCTCCCATTCTTTCTTACTTTATCTTTTAAAATTTCTATTGTTGCTTTCATCTCTTCAATATCTTTCATAGCTCTGTTAAGGTTGACATTATTATTTCTCATGCTCTGCATTTCTTCATCTGTATTTTCTTGAGCTGTACTTAATATTTCAAGCAACAAAAATTGTTCTTGGTCTGTAATTTTTTGATCTGATTTAGTAATTAAATCAGCTTCCATAATATGCCTAGAGTTCTCTAAACTTGTAAGTCTACTTGTAATTTCTGTATATGCGAAAATTCCAAAAGCAACAGCCGCAAGTAAAGCTATTAAATTTCTAACTGGTAAAGATATATTTGTGTTGTCGTTAATCTTCATCTTCCTTGACCCCTATATTTTTTATAAGATTTTTTTTCTTGTTTATTCATATTCTTCTTATGCCTACCTACACTTGGCTTGGTTCTTTTAACGTAGGTATTTACTCCCCACTTAGGAGCTTTAGCCATTGGAAAAAATATTTTTAATCTTATCTATTAACCCTGGTTTAGTTTCTTGCTTTAAAACCAAAGGTAAATAACCGGCAGCTATATCTTTATGAGATTTATCTTTTTCTTCTTCTGTCTTTTTACTTCTTGAATCTATTTTATTTGGTCTAAACTTATCTACCAAAACGTAACGATGCACATAGTTATCGCATCTCACACCTTCAAACTGAAAGTGTAATGTTTCTGGTGCATCTTGGTATTGTCCCCCAAAGCAATGCGGATCAAAGTCTGATTTAGTTATTGTCATTTTTTCCCCTTAAATATTTGAGTTCCTTTAATTCCATAAATACTAGCCACTACTAAAATCCAAAGATTTGTGAACCAGGATGGAAGTTGTTGGAACTGCTCAAAGAACTCTTTTATCTTTGCTGCTGCACCAGGATCGTCTGAGAACACCCCGTAAGCAATCACTAATATTGGGAGCGTCAACACGATCAGCACAAATTCGTCTTTCCAGTCTGATTGTCTAGCTTCTAATAATTTACCTTGATACTCAGTTTCCCCTTTAGCCATCTTCTGAGCCGCCATGTGCTGTGCATCAGCCATAGCCATTTTAGTTTCTTGTTTCTTTTTGTATATATGCGTTCCAGCATTCAACGCTAATTTAATTGCACTTAACCACATATTATTTATTTGAACTCCTCATTTTAGCAGCAGCTTTCTCACACCTACCAGGTGTTTGCTTATGCCATCTGCTATCTATCATTTCATCGGCAGCTTTTTCCATATCGCCATCTCTCATAGCTTGCCAAAACTTTTTAAACTTAGAAAACCTTGGTCCACCAAGTTGATACACGCATTCAATGATTACGCATTTTTGAATATGATTAACTTCTATATCGCCAATTAATTTCTCAGCACTTTGTAAAGCAATATTAAAATCTTTATCAAAACACTTCTCAGCATCTTCAATGGAATAATTAACACCTTCAACATAGTCATCGGTATCCAAAACCATATGACCCCAAAAGATAGTAGGAATACCCAAGCTATCCCTGTAAATATGATCTCTATACCCTTCGTGTTCTTTAATGCTTTCTTTGAGTTCAGTATAATCTGCCATAATTCTTCAATCCTTTTCTGGGTTAAAATTAATAATTTTAACACCTAGTCTTTTTTGTTCTTTAGTTCTTGGTCTATTAATCTTAGACCCATCTTTGCGGTAGTTTCTTGTCTTGACATCATAACTTCTGTACTCCCCCGTTTTTATATTCAAAGTTAATATGTCTACTGGACCAGCTCCTATTGGTTTAAAGACAATTAAGTTTGGATCCTTTGCAAATTTAGCAGCAGCTAATAGTTCATTAGATAAACCTTTAGCAGCTGTAATCCTATTTCGTGAAGAAGTAGAAGATTGAGCCAAGCAAACCCCCAATAAAGATTATTATTGCGGCAGCACCTTTTCCTACATTCATAAAAGTTTTTAATTCTCTAATGTCTTTTCTCATTTCGTCTAGCAGTTTAAAAATTGTTTTCATCCTCTCTGCACAAACCTTTTCATGGTAAGATATTCTTATTCCATTACGATCTTCAACATTAGATAATACAGATTTTCTTTTTTTACGTTTCATAACTACTCTTACAAGTGAACCTAATGAATATCTTATGTTCATTAGTATCTACTTTTCCTATTTCAGTTTGTTTTTTTATTGCCTCCTTATAACCAGCTTGTAAGCAATCATAGTAGTTGTCATAAGTAGTAGGCATTTGATGTGGAGTTAAGCAATCTCCTTGAACTGCGCTACACATAATCATAATTAGTAGCACCTTCATAGTGTACTTCTCCTCTTATTAATTTTGTTATTTTATTTAATTATCTTGCTGCGTAGCTTCTGGTAACTTGTTACCTAGCTGCGTTAGCTTCTCGTTAATTTATTAACGAGCATTGCAAGGTACTCCATTAGAATTTACGAATGGTGCTTCTGCGAAGGCTATGTAGATAAATGTTTCTGTTGAGTTCCATTTATTATTACTATTTCTTAATTTAAAACCATTACTTAAAAGATCAAGATAGACTGTGCCTGATCCTTCAGCATTATTTAAACTAGGATATAACAAATGGTTCGCACCATTATATGGATCTCTTTTGGTATCCCAAATATTCCAATCTTTTGCAGTTTCAGTATTTTTTAAAATAATCATAGCTGGTCGAAATCCTGTATAAACAAATGTACCATCAGCATTTCCATTTCCTGTGTATGAGCCAAACTTGCTGAAACCTTGTTTTTCACTCCATAGATAAGCAATTATTTTTTCTGTATTACCACCAGTTCCAGCACCTACATCACTCTCATCTCCAATAGTAAAAAGAGTGCTTGTTGGTGCAGTATCATTGAATATACCATCATCATCTGTTGTTACACTATTACCATTTAAACCCAAGTAATCTGTTTCTGGTGCTGATGTATTTTTGTGATGATAAACAATCCAACCATTAGTATCATCTCTATTTTTAATAATCATTAAATGAGGAACTGCTGAAAGTGAATGACCAACTGTTTGATCGTTACTGTTATTTCCTGTATAAGATGTGATTGAAAAACCAGCTGTAGTATCTACACTTACAGTAGAAGTTATATCTCCACTACTATTTGAAGCTGTTGAACCACCAGCTTTCCAGCACCAAGCTACAAAAGTTCTGCTACCTTCATTCGTATAATGGTCGCCACCAGAACTACCAGCAGCTAGAGTAAAACCATTAGAAGTGAATGCAGAAATATAACCATCTGTTTCTGCTGAAGTTCCACCTTCTAATGTAGTGTCGTCTGGTTGTAATTCTTTATCATTACCAGCACCTCTAACACTATCTAAAAGAATATGTGGAACAGCATGTGATCTGCATTTATACCAGAGTAAATCTGGTTGCATATTTTCATCGCCACCAAAAGTTATTGTTCTTGGATTTGAGCCATTTCCAGTCCAGAGAACTGACTGAAAATATAATTCTGGATTGTCTATTGTTGTATAAGCCATTATCCAAACTCCGCTAAATTCTTTGAACATAATGCGTAATATCCACTAGGTACTGCGTATTCAAAATTGCCATAACCAGCTCCATCTGCGTTTCCTGATGAGATACTAAATGATGGGTTGCCGAAATTAAATGAAGTGCTTGAAGAAATAGACCAACTAGCATTACTTATTGATGGAAGATAAGTTCCACTAGGTAAATTACCAAATGAGCCTGTTCCTGTTGAGCCTGATGTTGGATCGCCACTATTTAACCAACTTCCATTTTTAGAAAAATAAAATTTACCATTATCAAAATCAAAAGCAACTCCTATAATATCATTATTACTTACTGAACCTAAATTATTATTTTGATTTGTACCACCAACAATAGCATATAAATTATCGCTACCATTTATATATAAACCATAAGTAGCAGAACTATCTAATGTATAACCAGTAACAGTGAACCAAGGAGTAACACTGTCTAAAGAGTAGGCAATAACTGTTTCAGTTGCTTGTAAAAGTTTTGCTTCAAAATACCATTTACCAGTTGATAAACCAAATGTCATTCTTGTTCCACCATTTGATGATGAATTACCAGCTGAACTCCATTCAGTATTACCATTTGAAAAGGTAGCTTGAGTTCCACCTATATATGTGTCTAAAGAATTTAATGTTGCAAAATTATTAGTCGGTGTATCTGTAGCTTGATCTACACTTGTTAAATTATTTACAGTAAAGTTATTTCCATTTCCAGATACATCTGCACCTAGACTACCAGAGTTTTCAAAATCTAAATAAAATCCATTTGTACCAAATGTTAATCCTGATACATTTTTTGGTTTCCAAATTGTCGGACTATCTTCGTCAAATTCTCCGAAATCTGTAACTGCGTTTTGTGTGCCATCTATCCAACAAACCTCTGACATATAACCATCAAAATTTGCTTCAGTATCATAATTTCTACCTATACAAGCAACAACACCATTACTATTAAAATTAAAATCTAAATTTTGTGATGGTGCAGTATTTGTTTCAAAAGATGTTTCTTGTATTCCATTAACATAAATTTTAATTCTATTATCTGCTGTTCCTTGATCGCTGTCAAAAGCAACGCAAATATGATACCAAGCTGAACTATCTCTAAATAATCTATTTGTTTGTTTTCTGTAAATAACAGAGCCTGTATATCTTATTACATCTAATCTTTCTCCATTAAATCTAATCCAATCTCCTAATGATGTTCCTGAAGTTGTAGTATTCCATGAAATTAAATATTGATAACCTAAATTAGCTCTTTTAACCCAAGCAGAAAAAGTACCTTGTCTTTGATCTCCAGCAGTTTGTGATCTTGTTAAATGATCTGTTGAATCATCATTAAACCTACAAGAGTTGGCTACTTCGTAAGCACCACCTAAAGCTGTTGCTACATTACCTGATAAAATTGGTATCATTAACTCTCCAATGTTGGCAGTTCGCCTAATGGTCTTTCCATTACAACTGGATCTCCTTCATCCGCTGTATTGACATAAGTATATAAAGTTTCAAGAGCTGGTGTATCAGCAGCGTTTGTAATTGCTGTTTCTTGTTCAGCAGCTTTTGTTCTTACTGCTGCTCTATGAGTTGTGATTGATGATGGTACTGCTGTTCCAGCATCTGCTTTTCTAGTTATGTACCAATCCGTATCTTGTAATATTCCAGCAGCTTGTTGTTTAACTGTTCTAATTAATTTTGTTTTTAATCCTTCAACAGCAACATCGCCAACATCTTTACCATCTGGTATTTTACCATCTGTTTTATCTTGTGATGTCCATAAAGTATCTGCGTGTTTTTTAGGTGTAGCTGAGCCATAACTTGCTGTAATTTTTCCACCAGCAAAAGCAAATGATTGATTAGTATTGATATACCATTTCTCATCTTTTTTATTAGTGTTATCAAATTCTACTTCATAAATACCTTTAGCTTCTAGTTCAGACTTGCTCCATAATTCAAATATTTTTCTTGAATAACGAACATCGCCAATAACCATACCTTTTGGTTTATTTATTATTTTTGTAATTGATCCTGATTCTACTAATCCCCACATATTATCTCCTATTAACTTTCACTTAAATTCATTGTTCTACCAACTTCTTGCCAAACTGCTCCGTTGTATCTAAAGATATGGATGTCAGTTTTTCCATCCGTTGCAGTTTCAGTTGGTTCTGTTGATGCTGAAAATTCAAATACTGTATTCCAACCAATAGTATGAGAACCATTATAATTTAATTCTAAACAAATAAACGCACCTTCTGTTGCATTACTTGGTGCAGAGAAAGTAGTATTTTCTGATGTCTGATGATATGCGTTTGGTTTAGCTTGTGCATCCCAGGCAACAGCATTCGATGATGAAGTAATTGCTTGTTGTGGAATATAAGCTAAATCATTAAATTTAATTGTTCCTGTTCCATTTGTGGTAATGTCTATATGACCGTTTGCTCCGTCTGCAATTACAATAGAGCCAGAGTTTGTTCCATTATTTGTATTTAATGTTAAGTCTCCAGTTCCTTGTGTGGTAATTGTAGCATCAGCATTATTATCGCCAACTTGAACTGTATCTGCTCCAAGATTTACATCTCCAGTTCCATTTGGAATAATGTCAATATCTCTGTTTGAAGTTGAAACTATATCATAAGTAACAACATCTAAATCTCCAGCAAGTTGAGGAGAACTATCATCTGTAAGATCAGACATATCTCCAGTTCCATCAGCTCCAGAAGGTGTAAAGTGAACTCCTACTCCATCAGTATTTGAAAATGAACCATTTGAAACAATGTGTGTAACTGGAACTTTAGTATAACCAGAAGCATCCGTTACAGCACCAGTAACTTTAAAAATAGCATAAGTTGATGCAGTTCCTTCTTTGGTAACAGAAACATATCCTCTTGCTGTTGAATTAGATACATCATCCCAAGATTGAACAAAACCAGAAATATCAGCAGATGCGTCATCAGCATCATCTACATATAAAATTGAAACTGAACCAACAGTACCATTATTAAAAGCAATTTTTCCAGCACCTGGATCAGCATCAGAAGTTGATGAACTCCAAGTCATTGAAAGTTGAGAGTTCGTTCCCGAAGCTCCCGTACTTCCTGTTGAACCCGTACTACCAGTAGAACCAGTTGCTCCAGTATCTCCTTTTAAACCAGTCATTGTGAAATGAACTGAAAGTTCATCATCAGCAGAAAAAGTATTATTAGATGATAAGTGAGCTACTGCTAACTTATTATAACCCGAAGCATCTGTTGAAGCTCCAGTTATTTTAAATCTTGCATAAGTGGTACTGTCATTAATATCTACGATATGAACAAATCCTCTAATTGTTGATGTGCTATCATCCCAAGCCAAAACATCTGTAGAAACAGTTGCTCCATTAGCATCATCATCATCAATATAGATTGCTGTAGCACTTGCATAAGTACCATTATTAAATCTTAAATATCCGCCTCCAGGATCACTATCCGTTGTTGATGTTGCAAATTTATAATAATAACCAGGAATTGCACCATCTTCTCCAGAAGGAACAAAAGATAAAAATACCTTATCATTATTTGCTAAAGCTCCAGCACCATCAATATAAGTTAAAGCTAATTTAGTATAACCAGATGCGTCAGTAACAGCTCCCGAAATTTTCCAGACGTGCCAAACATCTAAGGTATTAGATTTTGTAACTCTTATTCTTCCTCTGTTAGTCGCATTACCAGTTACATCATCAAAACTTTGCACCCAAGCAGAAACATCAGTTCCATTAGCTTCATCATCATCCACATAAGCAATGGTTGCAGATGAAAGAGTTGCGTTATTAAATCTTATAAATCCACTTCCTGGATCTGCATCACTTGTAGTTGTTGAATAAGTAAATTGTGCTGCATCTCCACCAGCCGGTAAGAAATCACTTACTGTCGTTAGATTGCCATCGCTGTCAAATCCTAAAGTTTTACTAGCTCTGTCTGTTGCAGACGTAGTAAATTCAGCTGAAGTAATTGTATTTGTTCTTGAAACTTTAAATGATCTATCTAATTCTTCTTGCAGCTCTTGTGTCTGCATATTAAGTTTATCAAGAGCGTCTTCATGCGTTTCAGCTGGAAACGGATCGTTTGCTACATAATCTGTTTCTTGCGTTAAAGCAGTATTACGTCTTATAACTAAAGTTGTACCTGATGCCGGAGCCGTAACCATAGTTACAGTTCCACCACTAGCTCCGTTATCAGAAATAGAATAATTAGTAGAACCAGAACCTTCAGATTTAACTGTTTCAGTTCCAGTAGCCGATCTTTCAATTACTGTTATTTCAGATGTAGAATTAATAGGAAATGTATAAGCAAACTCTGTAGTAGAGCCATTACCCGAATAACTATTCTTAATTGTTGTTGTTGTTACTGTCATAATTTTTATAAGTTGTTGTGAGAAATGTATTTTGTAGGCGTTATAATCCTACTATATGTTTCTCTATATTTAAAAATGTCTATACTGTCTATCCTTTTTTATGGTTTAAAATAATAAGTTTGACCCCGTTGTTCCTCATGTCTATCCCTCATTCTCTCAAAGAAACCAGGATCTAGCATTTCTTTGATTTGGTAACCTATTAAGTAGTCGTAGGCAGCTTTCGAATAATACATATTTAAAAAAGGTATATTTCCTTCGGCAAATTGCAAAAATTTCTTACCAGCTTTTTGTGGTTTATTTACATTTTCTACAATTCCTATAATTTTAGAAATATCTCCAGCTGTGGGTCCCATAATACTATCCCATTTTCCACCGCCATACTCATTTTTTAAATTTCCAACAATAAAATCTCCATAAATACCTAAACCTCCACCTTGCAATAAAGCTTGTTTAACAACGCCTGGATTTGATGGATCTCTTGGGGATCTTCCTTTAAGCATATCTTTAACTGACATTGCAATATAACCAAACATGGTTGCTAAAATTAAATTAGCACCTAGACCAGTAAATCTTGATAAACCGCTATCATCGGGACCATAAGATTTTAATTCTCTACCCACTACCTTTTTCCAAATAGAAACTGGAAAAGCTTTAAATTGACCGATAAATCTTATTACCTCTCCCATTCCAGTTCCTTTTCTTAATCCTTGGTTCATAATAGATCTAACTGCTGTATCTGGTTCTGGTGTTCCGTGCATAGCTTGATCTACTAAAACATTACGCCAAGTCATTTCTAAATCTCTTTTAAAATTTCTAATTTCTCTTTGACTTAATTTTTTTCCAGTATAATTAATAATTGATTCATCTGAAATTTCATTAACCATTTCAGCTGTCATATATCTTCTATCTTCAACATCTAAAGTTTTAATGGAACGCAACATATCCCATTTACCCTCATCAAAACCATAAAGTTTTAATAAATTTCTTTCTCTAACTTTTAAACTACCCCATTTAGTATCAGCTAACATTCCATAATGACGAGCTAAACCAATCGTCATTCCAGATTTTAAACTTGAAATCCATCTGTTCAAACTATTGTATTTAAAAAACATATTTTGTAGTTTTCCCATCGCTCCCCAGGTATCGCTACTTGAACCAAATTTATTACCCATAAAAGAGTGTATGGAATTACTCATAACTCCTAAAGATTCCATTGCAGCTTTATCTTGTGTTTTAAATAAAGCACCCATTGCTTCAAATAAACCATGTAAAAAACCTCTACCTTGGAAATTAGAGGTACTCATATACTGACCCAAATCTGCTATAGATGTTGGAGCCGCAAAACCTAATTTACCCATTGTTTGTATAGCTCTAACTGTCATACCGACTTTTGCCATAACAGCATTTCCTACACCATTAATTGAACCATCAATTTCTGAAAATTCATTTTTAAAAATATGAAAATTTAAATCTTTAGTTATTTTATGATCTTGATTTTTGTATGTTTTTCTTAAAATTGCTAAAGCTTTTTCAAAAGTAGCTTGTGGGTTAGTTCCAAGCTCTTGCATTAAAGCTATGTTTCTTGCAGAATTACTTAAAACTGCCATTACGCTTTCTTTTAATGATGGTTCTCCAAATTCTAAATCGTATTCGTGTCTAGCCGTTGCATCTTTAAAATGTAAAACTCTTGATGCGTTTAATCTATTTGCAACATTTCTAGTTCCATAAATACTGTTAGTTCCTCCATGTTTTAAATGATCGTTAGCCATTAAACTGTTATAGATACCATCTAAAATTTCATCTACTTTTCCTGGATCTCCAACATCGGGAAAAGTTCTTTCAATATCTAATCTTGGTTTAATATATTCTCTCCAAGCTACTCTGTTTTCCCCTACAGTTTTTAGACGTTTGCTTGCATTAGCCATTTTTTCTGTATTATGCCATTGTCTCGTAATCCAATCGTCAAGCTCTGCAATGTTGGCTCCTAAATCATTTAACCTTGTTCGCCAATCATTTTGAAATTTTTTTAAAATTTTAGAAATTACTAAAGCATTTTCATTTACAACTGTTTCTCCTAACATTGCTTGTTTTATCTCTAAATCAAAAATTCCATCGGTAAAATCATCCCACACATTATCGCCTAAATCTTTTATGGCTTGATATAATCTTGTTAATTCAACTACCTCGATAGTATCTTGTTTTGAACCAATGGAATTTCTGGCTAAAGTAGAAAATTCTTGAATACCAACAAGTATTCCCATTAATGCTTTTTTAGGTGTTAATTTTCCCTCTGATAATGCTACTGCATCAATTACTTTTTCTGCAATCTCTAAAGCTTTAATATTATTTTCAGCTAAATTTCTTTTTTTAAGAGCTTGTTCATATTCTAATTTACTTGCTACACCATCGGCAATTAAATCTTCCGTTTGCTCTTCTAAACTTTGAAATTTTCTTTCGTTAATTTTAATTTTAACTTCATCAAGAATATTATTTATTTGTTCATCTGGTAATAAATCTCCAGTTAATCTTTTAACTTCTTTAAAACATTTGCTTATTGTTTTAACTGTAGGATTTTTTTTAGCCATTAAGTTCCTCTTTTGACACAATTAGCTCCAGCTTTTATTGCGTTTCTAATTGTTGTTTTATTTTTAATGTTATTATCTATTTTATCTATTTCCGCTCTATCACTTTTTAAACCAATATCTATTTCGTCTAAATCTTCATCTTTAACGTCTAATTGTTTTTGATGTAATTTTTGTCTTTGATTTAAATTTTCTGCTTCTGCTTCAAGTTCAGTAGTATTTTTTTCTTTAAGGTTTAACTCTTCCCTTGCTATGTTTGTTGTATCATCTCTAACTTTTAAATTTGCTCTTTCTTTTTCTAATGCTTGATCGTTTGCTTTTTTCTTAGCTTCAAATATTTGTCTTTCTGTTCTTTGTAAATTTCTTAAATTTTGTAAATAAATTTTAGCAGATTTTCTATCTCCTTTTTTAATAGCATTTGCATATAAAGTTTTAAATTCTGAAATTTGATCGTCTAATTGATTTAATTGTTTATCTCCTGTTCTTGATTTATTTACAATTAAATCTCCAGTATCTACTTTTTCTCCTCTAATATGTTTGCCAACAGTATATTTTAATAAAGCTTGTTGATGCTCTGGAGAAATTGCAGCTAATCTTTGGTAAATATTTGGCTTACCTTGTACTTTTGCCATATAATCTCCTAATCTACCAAAGGCAAAATGAAATTTAGCACCAATTAATCCACCAGCTGCAACATTTATAAAAGCATCGTATTGATCGTAATCGGATTGTTGAGATCTATGTACTCCATAAACTATTGGCTCAACAGCTAAGTTTCCAACGAAACCCTCTACTGCACCTTTTTTTAATCTTGCTATATTTTTTCCAGATTTTGCAACCATAGCTGCAAATTTTCCTTGACCGATTACAGGAACGAAAGATGCACCAATGTTAATGGGATCTGCAAAACTTGTTGCTAAAGAAGTTAAAAAATAAGAACCTTTAGCCCACAAATTTTGTGGTCCCCTAGCAACTTTATTAGCTCTTTCTATTTCTAATTCTTTTCTTTTAACTAAATAATCAACAACAGATTGTCTAGTATCTTCTTTAAAATTTAAACCAAGTTTTCCATATTTTTCGTTTAATTCATTTCTATCAACTAAAGTGTTATCTTGATTATAAGCTGATAACTCTTCTCCTTTTCTCCATAAAGAATAAGTAGGATTGTAATTCCAAGTATTAACTATATTTGATTTTTGTGCCTCAAAAAAACCTACAGATAAATTATTAAATGTAGCTCCTATCTCTTCTTTTGATTTTTCAAATTGTCCGAAACCAACATTAATCATTATGCGCTTGGCTCCTCAAATACATCGTAAGTTTCAATGACAGTTAAAGGAGTTTTTGTACCTGGTGCATTGTAATCTGTATCTAAAAAATTAAATTCAATTTTTTGTCCAGAGCTATTTACTACTGGAACTTTAGTTCCATCAAACCAAGTAAAATGTAAAACTAAACCAGTAGAAGTATCATTTAATAACCACATATTATTATTTTGAATTGCACTTTTAACTCTAATATCTATATCTTCTTTTGATACTCCATCAATATCGCTATTACTTGCATAATGTTGATAACCATCTTTTCCCATAAAATTATCTAAATAACTTCCTTCTTCAACATCTAATTTAATTGCTTCAGATTTTGTTTGAACAATTCCTTGATTAACAAATTTTCCATTTACATCTTGGGGAATAAAATAAGTTTTTTCTGGAGCTATTGAATAATCACTTAAAAATTGATCTGTTGCACTATCAACTGCTTTATTCCAATCATTATTTTTATCATTATCTATTCTTAAAAGAGCTACTCTATATAAAGTTTTTTCTACCATTGCTTTATATTTAATAGCATCCTCAGTTCCTAAATTTTGATTTTCAATAACCTCTTCCCATTTTTCAAGATTGTTTGCTATTCTTTTTGTAATATCTTTTTTTGATGCAGATGTTTCATTTAAAGCATTTTTTTCTAAATCTTTAATGTCATGAGATTGTAAAATATCCTGGTTTAAAGCAGAACTATTGGTACTCATTGCTATAACAAAATGCTCTGGTAAGTTTTCTCCAGCCATTTGTTTCATAATTTGAGGTAAGTTCTCCTTGCCATACAATTCTCCAAAATTTAATAAGGTTGCTTTCTTTTCTTGCCATATTTTGTCTGGAGATGTAATTGTTAAGACAGCTGCTTGAACTTCTGATTTACTTAAATAAAATTGTTTGCTTTCTTCTATATCAAGTTCAATAAATTTTTGATCTAATAATAATTTTTTTTCTTTGATTAAAGATTTTATAGTTTCTTCGTCATTTGAATTTTGGATTCTATTATCTAAGTCTGCTAATTCTGGATCAATCTTATTTATATAACCAACTATATCATTTTCTTTAACTGCTTTTATTCTTTCTGAAATAGCATTTTGTATAACTACATTAGCTTTTCTTTTTGCTGCAATTTCGTCTCCAGTACCCTTTAATTCGTATAATTTAATTTGTGCTAAATCAGATTGTTTTGAGGTATGTACTTGTGATACTGCTCCTCTAACATAATTATTTACATCAACAGCTAATTTAACATCTTTATAAGTTTCATATCCCTCAAATAATTTTAAATTTTCTGATAAATCAACTTTACTTTCCAATCCTAATTTAGCTCTTTCTTCATCACTACCTATTTCTCCTAAAGCTTGTTGTTGTGCAGCTAAAGTAATTTTATTTTTTAACCTTGTATGATTTTCTGTATCTAAATTTTTATATTCTCCAGCATTAAATTTTTTTAAAGTTGCTTTAGCATCTTTACTTAAATCAGCTTGAATTTTTAAAACATCAATATTATTTAAAGTTTGAAATTCTAATTGTTTAAATTTATCGCCAAATAAATCATAATTACTTTGTGATGAAAAAAAAGCATTAAAGTCAATTAATGCTTGATTATGAGGTAATGTGCCTTTTTCATTATTTGATAATCTTTTTGTAATATTATCTAATTCATTTATTTTTAAAACTCTTGATTCATTTCTAAAATTAACAAAAGTCTTATCTCTTATGGAACCAGATTCACTAATAAATCTTTTATTCATATAATTTTTAAATAATTGTTTAGAAAATTTACCTTTAAGAGTTGGTAAAATTCTATCGTATTCTGCTTGCCAAGCTAATTTATATGATGTTAATGCTTCATCAGGTTTTGTACTTTCAGACAATTCATTAACAGTAGTACCTAATCCTTTTTTAGAATAAGAAGATCCTCCAGTTGGATGATCTGAAATAATATTTTCATCTATATTTTTACCAGCTTCAATAACTTCATTTTCAGATTTTTGTTGTTCGTATTTTACATAAAGTTTTTCGCCAGCAGCCATCATATTACCAAAAGCTCTGCCAGGAGCGGCAGCAGTATCTAATGATATTTTCATACCAGGAGTTGATGCTCTTTCCTTAACTTCAGTTGTTGGTCTAATTTGTGTTTGATATATTTTTATTGCCATGTTTCTCCTATACGAACATTCCAGCAGTTGATAATAAACTTTGTCCAGCTTGGTAGTAAGATACTTTTCTTGCAACAGCACCTCTGTATCTTTCTATGTTTGCTTCTGCTCTTTGATTAATTGCTTCGTTGTATTTTTGATCTCTAGCAACTTCAGCATTATATTTCATCATGTCTCTGTCTCTTTCTAAATTTAATTCATTCTCCATTAAAGTTTCTAAAACAGAACCAGAATAAGCAACGCCAGATGTTGCATAATTTGTAACGATTTGACCCCTTAATTTTTCTGCGTTATCGTTAAATCTTGGTAAATCAAATTTGGTATAAACAGCATAACCAGCTTTTGCTTCTTGTTCTTTAATCTGTGCATCTCTTTCCATAAGAGCTGCATTATAATTTGCTGCTGCTTGAGCAGCTTTTCCACCAATTAATGCACCAAAAAAACTCATACTATAATCCTCGCAAATCTATAAAAGTCCGATCCGTCTGGACCATAACCTTTCATTAAACCTTCTTCTTTTAAACCTAACCACTTAGCAAAACGGATTGCCAAATCGCAATCTGCTTTAACGCTAGTTTGTAATCTTTTAATTAAATTATTTTTTATCATCATGTCAGTTCTTTGCTTCATAACTCTTGCAAACGTTATTGGATAGTTATTTATTTCTTCTGTTGCCAAGACCCACCCTTCGGCAACGCCATCCCAGAGTGGAAACACTCCTCCAGCCGCTATGGGTTTGTTATTGACAATACCCGTGAACGACATCCCAACTTCTTTTAAAAAATAACCATACTTTTTATGTTCTGGTCTTAATTCTAAAAACTTACTATTTAAGGGTTGACTTAAAATGTAATGTGCGTGTTCATTTTCAAAAGGAATTATCTCAACTTTAGACACTTTCTGTCTCCAATCTTGGATATATTCCTAGGATCGTCATAGGTAATGCTTGTGGTTGTTGGATATAAACTAATCCTTCAGTTCCATATCCGGTATCAAATTCAACAGATTTATCTCCAGTAAATAATGGAATGGGTAAATCCATAGGAGATCCACTAGATCTGAAATCTATAGAAGTTAGATTGGCAGCATTGGGTCCAACGCTTGCGCCAACTGTATTTTGAAATCTAACTGATAAGTCGTAAATTCTTTTAGTCTTAGTTTGAGTTGTTTCTGTATAACCTTCGTCTAATCTCATTGTTTGTAAATCAGATGTATATAACAATCCAACTTTAGCTTGTTCAGTAGCATTGGTTATTGTAATGGCTCCACTTGAAACTGTTTTTGAGTTTTGTGCTGAACCTTCGCCAATGATGTCAACTACTTCTCCTTCTAAATGATCTAAACCAGAAAGACTTGAAGTTAAATCTCCCGTATAACTTAAACCACTATCTAAATAATGAAATGCAGTTAAATCTTCATTGAAATCAAATGGTGTAAAATATTCCACATATCTTCTTACAGCACCATTAATCCATCTTTTAACAATAACCCAAACTTGATCTTCATCTGCATCGCCATCAATAACAGCAACACTTTCTACTTTAGCATGAGTTAAAATATTATCTGTTTGCTCTGATGTATGAGCTGAAGTTAAACTAACAACAGTAGATAAAGTTTTATTTGTATAAAGTTTAAATTGATTGTCGTCTATTTTTTCAATGTAGTATTTTGTATTTTCAGACAAACCACCAATAGCAGTTCCCGTGTTATCATAATAAAAAATATCCCCAGTAGTAAAACCATGAGAAGCTGAATAAATAAAATTAGATGAAATATTAACACCTTGATAAATGTATTGAGTTGTGTCTGAACTAGGAGCAGATGTAAAAGATATGGCAGTTCCCGCAGTAGCGTTAGATGCGGTTGTTGCTAATTTGATTGTATTACTATCAGATGCGATAGCAAAATATAATGTTGAATTATTTAAACCACCAATCGCATTACTAGCTGCGTAATAATAAACTGGATCGCCAGTAGATAATCCGTGTGATGTTAAAGTTATGGTGTTGTTAGTTGTATTAACTATTGTTGTATTTGATGTAAAAGAAATTTGTTGATGAATAATGTTTTTTGTTGTGTCTGATTTACCACCAATAATATGTCTGTGCCAGGCAACAACATTTTCTAATCTATTATAAGTTAAACCAGATAATACTCCATCTGTTCTAACTCCCCAAACAACAGAATATGGTTCTTGTTGATAATCCATTTGCACAACGCCACTTTCTGTTATATGATCCGCCAAAATTGTTAAGTCTGGTGCAACATAACCATCAGTATCAAAGTTATAAGCAAGCTCTCTCACTTTCCTTTTAGCACGTTGTAAGAAAATAGTTGCGTTACCAATAGATAAAGCATCCACTCCCGCTGAACCATAGTTTGATTGTTTTCTAATATTTATATTTGTTGGAGTAATAGCATCTTGTGAAGAACCAGAACTAACGGCATATTCGCCACCGGTTGTCATACAAATTAAAGTTCTTGTTGCTTTTAAAGATTTAATCGCATTAACTTGATTTGATGCAATAGTATAAACCATAGCATCGTCAGCGTCTGTACCAGATGTCATATTCTCATAATCTCCAGATTTTGAGAAAAACATTGTTTGGGGTTGATCGGTTGTTGCAGCAAATACTAATCTTTGTTCAAAGAAAGAAACGCAAGCTGGATGACCCGTGGTATCTGAAAAGGAACCAAGTTGAAAAGATGCTGTGGCATCGGTATTGGTAAAAGCATCTGTAATCGTACAGACTACAACTGTAGTATTTGTTCTAGCCGTTATCTTTGCTTCGCCACCATTAAATTTTATTATTCTGCCAACATCTGTAGTTTGAAATCCTGTACCACCATTAATACCAACTATAGCACTAGCTGTAATATTAACACCCGTTCCCGTACCTGATGATGCTGGAGTTAAAGTAGTTGCCGTAGTATTGGCATCCATGTAGGGTCCCTTAGTTCCAAAATCTACTTCTGTTAATGTCCAGGAAGTATGACCCGTTCTTGAAAGTTTCATTACTTCGTGAGAGTTGTGGCAGATATACATAACGTCTGCGGATTGTGCGAATTTTAAATCGAAAAGTTGAGCTGTCGTATATTCAGTTGTTATTTGATAAATTTTATTGGCAACTCCACCAGATGAATAAGATGTGTAGCCAGATGAATTAATATCATTACCATCAACGTCTTGTAATTCAAAGGTGTTAGTAGTTTTGTCAGCTACTTTAAATGTTTTACCATTTACTTCCGTCATTCCTACAACGCCAGAAATATTTACAAAATCTCCATTAGAATAACCATGCGAGCTAGATGTAACCACGGCTGGATTAGCAGAAGTTATTGCAGTAATAGTTTTATTACCTTCTGTAATTTGTCCGTTGTCTTTAAAGAAACGAATATATTGATTACCAAATTCTAAAACGTAAGTTTGTTCAGTTGAAAATGAAAATGGAATTAATCTTGTTGAATTAGCAGATGTTTTAACTTCAGAAACAAAATAAGTACCTGGTCGTCTCGTTACTGGACCATGTGGTAATACAACAAAATTTTCAATGTTGCTTGCGCCATTAAAGTATTTGGCAAAATCTGTTCTACCCTCCATAGAGGATGAAAGCTCCCCAGCCGTAAAGCTCGGTATGCTTAAAAGTTGTTTAGGCATATTTAGTATCTACTGTTTATAAAATCTTCTGTTATTATTTGATCTGTTGGTGCAAGATTAGGATCAGTATTATATCCTTCACTTGCGTCTGTATGTCTTGCTTCAGATAATTTTGCTTGGTATTTTTCTGCCATAAGTTTTGCAACTTGCAGATTTGATGTTATGGCATAAGCTATATCTTGTGCTAAACAAGCTGATATAGTTTCTCTTAATAAAACATCTAATTGATTAACATCTGATTCCATGGCTAGATAAATTAAATAGACTTCACTTTCTTCTATTAATAATTTTCTACCCTCAATTTTGTAATCTGAATTGTAATCTTTAATTTGTAAAACACGCAAGCAATCACTTGGTAAAGTATATTGATAAGAAAAACCCCAAGCTGGAGTATCGCTGTCTTGCGCTAATTGAACTCTCTTAACTAAACAGTTCCAAGGATGAGATCTATAAACCGCATCTCTAACTGTTTCATATCTTTCGTTGCATATTCTTGCATTTTTAGAATTTTCAGTAAGAGCTGTAATAGAACTAGCTCCTAATTGATTTAATGCTGAATTACAAATTTGTACTACTGATGCCATATTAATCCTTTTTAATTATATATTTTCTTCTTAATGTTCTTGGTTTTGTTAAAGCAAATATTTCTGCTTCTGTTAATTCTTCTTTAGTATCAAAACCATAATGATACTTGTTATCGTTTTTAAATCTGTCTACCAAAACGTATCTATAAATATGATTTCCACTTTTAAAATGTAAGACAAGTTTTGGTTTATCTAACTTTTTTATCATTGCATCCTAGGCGGGTTCCACTCTCGCTTTCCCCGCCTAAAATTCTTTTTTTCTAGTTAACAACGTAGTGTATGCAGAAAGACATATCGCCTTCAGTTCCACCCGCAGCAGCCATAGTAGCCGCTATGTAGTAGAAACCTCCAGGATCTGAACTTGCTCCAGCCATTTCCCACATTGCTTTACCAGCAGTATTAATGTCAGCAGCTTCGTGTCTTACATCTGCCATTGCAGCAGCATCAGCTACCGCAGTTGCGAAGTAATCTTCGTCTACTACTGTTCCATTACTTTGATAAATTCCAACATTGAAAGTACATGAACCGCCAAATGTATCTGATCCTACCCATATTTGAGGTACAATCGCATTACTTGGTATCGGTGCAAGCATAACAATATCGTCATCATCACTATCGCCAGCTGCTACAACTATAGTGCCTTGTGCAACACGAAGAACTCCGTGTAAAAGACCACTATCTGTAAGAACTGGTGGCGTAGCTTCAAAATTTGCTACTAAGTCTGAGTTTTTAGTTCCCATTGTGATTTTCTCCTATTCTATTGATTATGCTTCATGACAAGGAATTTGAACAACTTTCTCTTCTTCCATACGAACTGCTCCAAGCGACATACAGTAATATACTTGTGTACTGTAGCTTTTATCAGCTCTTTCAGAAATTTTTGCAGAAATATCCTTACCGATACCTAACTTGATAGCATCTTCAGTATATGCAAAAACTAATCTGTCAGTAGTGTTAGTTGCATCCTTGTTCAATCTTGTTGACATTATAAACTCAAATCCTAAGTAGGAATTGATACTACCTTCAGCAAGAGCTTTAACTGTGTTATAGTCAGAGCTAGTTACTTGTGTAGTTCCTAATAGATCCGAGATCTGTTGTGGTCCACAAACGATATATCTCTTCAATGAAGGGTCAACATCGTTGTTATCTAGGATTTTCTTCGCAGCCAAAAGTTTAGCAATCGTCAAACCATCTGATTGGTCTGAAGTTGCTGTTTTTTGTCCAGAAGGTAGAGCCGTAGATGTACCACCAGCAACACCAGTATTCGCAGATGCGTTGAACGCTGTTATAATAACATCATCCATTGCTCTGTTCATAGCTGCTGCCGCTGCTCTTGCGTATGAACTTGTCGGGTCTACAAGCATTCTAACTTTGTCGACATCGTCAACTAAGTCAGCCCATTCGTAGTCAGCCAAGCTCAATCTTCTTCTGCTGTGAGGCGTGTCTATTTGAGGTGTATCGCCATGTCTGCTCGTTCTTAATTGAGCAGCTGTTACTCCGACTTGATCGAAGAATGCGTTTTTACCTCTAACAGTTTCCACATCAACAGAACCTCTAAGTTTACTTCCCATTTGTTGAGAAAGCATAGCAACATTAGAGCTATACTGTTCAACGAAAGAAGTAGTTATTTGTGAACTCATAATAAGTTCCTCCTTGGGTTGTTGTTAATGTTAAGCGGCTGATTATCCTTACGGGTCGAAACCTCGATTTTAGTTCTCCTGGAACCTATACTTTCATAGTGTCAACTAGGGTCTTTCGATTATCCCAATATATTTCGGCTATACTTGATTTTTTTGTTCTCGTAAAGCCAAAACTTCTTTAACAGCTAGTTCATGGTTAGGATGTCTTTTATCCCAATAAGCTGAACCTTGTTGTGTTAATTCTCCAATTTGTTTTTCTATTTGAGCTGGCGTTTGATAAGCTGGTCCAGATGCTTGTGTTATAGTATCTTCTCCCATCTTATCTGCTAAATTTGCAAATGCTTTAATAAAACTTGGATGGTCGCCAATTTTAGTTCCATCTGCTAAATTTGAATTTAAAAAATCAGCATCTAAAACTTGTTTAGCAACAGTTGCCGCTTTATTAATTTGCTGGTCGTATGCTTGACCCCACTCTTTTTTAAGAGCTGTTTCGCTTTGCTCTCTAGCACCCATGGCTACTGTGTCTGCATCTTGTTGTTGTTGAGCTGCCATATCATTATACCATTTTACAACACCATTAGCTTGTGTTGGTAATAGTCCCAACTTATGCGCTTGGTCTGAAAAAGTTTTTAAAGCCTCTTCATTAATTTTGGTATTTTCTCCTAACTCATATTTATATCCAGTTGCATCCTTTGGTCTACCTAGTTTTTCATAAACTGCATCCCAATCTTTTTCTGTTGCAAATTTATTAGGTACAGGAATTTTATCTGCACCTACTAGCTTTTGTGCGTGGACATAACTTTTTGCTAGGCTTTCAATATCTTTAATATTTTCTAAAGATTTATCTGCTTTTATTTCATCGGAAAGATTTGCTTTCCAATCTGTACTTGTTGGAGTTTCTGTTTTAGGATCTCCAGATAACACAGAATTTTCAGTTTGAACTTCTGGTGTTACTACCTCTTGATTTTCGCTTGACATTTTTATTCTCCTTTTTTGTTAAGCATATTTTTAATGAACAAGACTACTGCTCTTGAACCTTCTAAAAATGCGCTTTCGTGGCTGTCTCCTTTAACGTGAGTAGTTGCGTGAAAGCTGCATCTTTTTTCCAAATCAGAAAGCACTCGTTCTCCCGCTTCCGATTTAAAAACTGTTTTATAATCTATTCCTAATTGTTTAAGTTCTTTTTGATCCATTACTCAACCGCCTTTAAAGCTGGTGCTATTTTACCAGCACTCTCTGCAACTGCTTGCGCTTGTTGTAATTGTTGCATCTGCATTTCGGCTTGTTGTTTTTGTTGTTGGATTTGTTGAACCTCTGCTTTTGATCTCATAATTTTAGCTGGTAAACCTAAAACATTTTTAATGTGATCGACTAAACCATCTATATCTATATAATCAAATACCGGTGCAATATTTTGCATTGAGCCAAATATTTCTATTCCTCTCATAACAGATGATAGCTCTTGTGTCTTTTGAGCTTTGGCTAATGGAGATACATATTCTATCTCAACATCTTGGTCGCCAATCTCTTCTGGTATTGGTGGAAGTTTATTATTTTTTAATAATAAATTAAAAGCTCTTGTAATTAATGGTTGTAGTAATTCACTTTGTAATCTTCCTAATACTGGACCCAACAATCTCATCTTCTCTTCAGTTCTTTGCATGACTTCTGTTGCTGTCATGTTTTGACCCTGTATCATCATTAGTTGGTCGACAAAGAAATTTTCTCTAATTGCTTTTCTTCTTTGCTCTTCCATTTGAATACCCACAGGCGCATTCGATCCAATTTGCAATGGTTCAATTCTATCTCTGGTTCCAGATCTATAGAAATTTAATCCACCTGGTACAGTTCTAATTGGTAAAATAAAACCATCATCGGGAACCATTAAAGGTGGGTCAATTTGTTTTTGTGCAGCTTTAATAGATGTTTTAGACATTGTGTTTAACATCTTAGTATCTGGTAAAGCATTCATCGCTGGCGATCTGCCATAGATTTCATTAGATGAAGATTTTAAATATCTTGGTACTACATAAGGAAATTCTCTAAATCCACTTTCTCTTAAAATGGCTCCTGTCTCTTGATGAATATGGCATGATATATAATCCATATTATCTTTATTCTGATAACCCATTGGAGTATCAGATTTATGTACTGAATGAAGTATAACACTATCTTCAAAAGGTTTATTTTTAACTGCATCCTGTAAAGATTTTGGTAACACCACATCTGGATACATTAAAGGAATATTTTTATTTTTAAGATGAAATCTTCTTAATAAGCTGTCAACAAAACCTTTTTCATTTTCAGTAATAAATATTTCTGAAATATGTAAAGTTTTAAAACGTAAATCATCTTTAACATCGTCAGTAATAAACATAGCCGATGTTCCAAAAGCTAATAGTTCATGGTAAAGTTCAAAAACTTCTTGTTGAAAATTTGAACGAGCAAATACTTGCTGCATAATTTTAGCGCAGCTCTCTAACCATTCTACTGCTGTATCATCTTGGTTAGTTGCCTCATTTCTAAATTTTAAAACGAACCACGGAGAAATCGTATTGGTTAGCATACCATTTAAGCTAGCGGATAATAATTCTAATGCGTGAGTAGCCGTACCATCATATATCTGGTCGTGTCGTTTATCGCCTTTAGTTCTTTTAATAGTTATATTAGATTTTCTTGGTAAAAAATAATCTGCAATCTCTTGCCAATGTTCTTCCCAAGTAACTCTTTGATTTTTTAAAGTATTATATTTGTCAATAATTTTTTGTGCTTTTTTTTCTACTGCCATTTTTTATCCTAATGTTTTTCTTTTAATTGTTAAATTTGTATCTCCTAACCCTTTTGCAGAAGTTAAAATATTTTCCGATCTACCTTTTTTATTTGTTGCAAGTAAAGTTTCATCAGCAGACATTGTGGTAGCTGTTGCTTGATCCATTTCTGCTTTTGTTGGAGATGCTGTAACCGCAGATGCACCCACTCCTTCAACATAAGTAGTTTTTGGTTTTGATAAAATAGGCTGGTTATCATTTCCACCACCAGGTTTAACATTTCCATAAGCATCTGTTGTGCCACTTTGTCTACCAGTTAAATAACTTTTATAAACTTCTTCTTGTTTTGTTCTGCTTAATCTTGAAAATTCATCTTTAGTATAACCAAGATTTTTCATTCCTCTTTCTGAAGTTAAAACTTTATTAGTAAAAAATTCTCTAGTCATTTTAGAACCCGCTTGTAATGGTCCAGATAAAATTGCTAATGCTGGAGATGGAACTTTGCTTGCTTTATTTTTTATATCAGTTGCACCTTGATTATGAAATAAAGATAGTTTAGCTTCTGTATCGTCTTTTTCTGGATTATAGTCTGCTGGTTTTTTTTTAGTATTTATTTTTCTTGATGAATAAGTTGTTCCACCAGTAACTACTGCTTCTGCTCCAGATACATCATTATCATTTCCGCCACTACTACTTGCTCCTCCCATTTATCCTCCTAACTTTTTCTTTTTAACTAATAAGCTATCGTCATCTTCTAAACCGTCAGCTCCAGTTAATATTGTTTGTTTTCTGCCTTTTCTATTTCTTCTTACTTTGGCTCTTTTTTCTTCAATCTCTTTTCTTCTTGCCTCATCATCGTAGCTTGGTGGCTCTGGTAAAGGTTTCGGCTCTGGTATAGCTGGCATTTTTGGTGTTCTAAATATTGCTCCCATAATTATTCTCCGTGTATTCTATATTCGTTTACTGCTAAACTTTGTGCTGTTGCTTTTTGTCTAGGTAAATCAGTAATCGACAGAGCCATATATCTTGCGGCATCTGCTGCATGACTACTCCAATCCTTTACTGGTTTATTACTAAACATTTTCATCTTCTCGTTATATTTTCGATGATGGTGTCTTAAAGCATCTACTAATGGTTTTGTGTTTTCTCCGTCAAACCAACACTTAGGTAAAACCATCTTTAAGCTGTGGATACCATCTTCTAAATTTATTTTAGGTAAAATCTTAAACCTTATTCCTAATTGGTAAGCTACCTCTCTTCTGGTCTTACCAGTTGAAAATTCTGTTACTTCTATGTCATGTGGCGCAAAGTGTTCCCCATAGACATAATCTTTATCTTTTACGACTTGAACATAATGCGGCAACCCTTCTCGGTTGTTTTCATAATAATCAATTATTAAAATCTGGTTCCCCAGTAATTGATAGAAAACTATTGCTGTACTATCGTCAACTCCAAGATCCCAGGCTGTATGAACTTCTAAAGCTGGGTCGTATGCAATTCTAGTTATTTGTTTTTTTTCTTCTAAAGATTTTATAATTTCTCCATATACTGCTCCTTCGATATTTGCAATCCAATCGCACTCAAATTCTTGCTTATACTTTGCATCTCCCATTTGAGCTTTAGCAGCATCTAATTCCTCTTGGTCGATAATTCCTGTCTCGCTGGCTTTTGCCGTGTAGGCTAACCAGGTTGGATCAGATTGTGCGTGCTGGTATAAATCATAAAATATATTACTCATTCCAGCTGGTGTTGAAATGAAGTAACAAAAACCTTTTCTATCTGATAGAGCGGGTCTAATAATTTCATTCCACAATATCGGGTTCATTTGGCTGCATTCGTCAATACAAACCCCGTCAGCATAAATTCCTCTAATCTTATCTGGATCTTCACTTGACAGTAAAGTTATCCTAGCACCATTAGGTAAATCGCACCTTAATTCAGTTTCGTTAAAAGTAGTTCCTGGTATACAGCTTGCGTACTGTTTTAAATAATCCCAGCATACCCTTTTAATAGATACGAATGTTGGTCCAATAAGATAATACCTTGGGTTCTTTTTATCATTTGTAAGAGCTTTCTTAATCAAATGTAAAATAATCAGTATAGTCTTGCCAAACCTCCTGTGGCAGTTTAACACCGCAAATCTATGATTATCTAAATCATTATGCAGTTTTGCCTGTAGGGGTCTTGGAACATAAGGTATTTGTATGTGCATTATAAAATCGCTAATATAATAATCAAAGCTGCAACACCAAGTACAACTTTTTTATGGTCGTTCCAGTAGTGTTTCACTTCGTGAATAAATAAATCCATAATCCCTCCCTAGTGAATTGTTGGTAAATCAAATAACTCTTTAACCGACTTGTATTCAATGCCGCTGTTCTTCATTAATCTTTTTAAAAATTTGTTAGCATGGGTTTGATCTTCAAAACCGTTTAAGTGAATAATTAAACCCCCCGTATCTTCGGCAGTAAATACCATTGCTGTTATTAATTTGTTTTTTATATCCATAGTGTGTCTGTCTGTGTCTGTGTGTCAAAGTCCCGATTTATATATTCTTAAAAGTTGCGGCTTGTTTTTGGTCTATACCCCTGGTTTGTTCTTTCAAAATCTAGCTTTTTATATGCAGATTAAGTAGGCTTTAGGTTGATAACCTGTCGCTCTTACTACATTTTTCAATATTAATTTAACCAAACGGGAGTAAGTCGGGAGTAGAACCACAATCGAACTCCATAATGTGCGAGCCTCCAGCTCTGGCGCTGGCATGAAAGAACGGAGTTTAACCAGCCATTCAGTTGTTAAGTTGTCGGTAACTCTTTAACAGTCTCGCTTGATATGCTCTCAACAATCTTCTGAGCTGGTAACAAATCCTTCTTATCATCTGGTCTACCCCAACTAATAGTTAATGTTGTATCTGTCTTTTGTTCAATCTTTTGTTTGTCGCCAAATGTTGTCGACAATAATCTACTCGCTAACCATCTAATATGATTATACCTCTCACGCATCCAATGAACTTCTTGCGGTGTTTTAGGTACATCCATATCCTCTGCAATTTTATCTAATAAAGTCCAGACACCCATTTGTCTTGCATCCATAACTTTCTTTTGTACTTCATCATCAGTTCTACACCATTTATAAACTGTTGATACATCTGGCATATTTTTTGATTTACAAATGGTTGATAATGGTTTGCCAAGTTCTAGCTGCTTGATGATTTCTCTAATTTGTTTTTGATCCATTGTAATAATTGTTCGTCTGTATAATTTTTAAACTGTCTTAAATTCTTATATGCTTTTATCTTTCCTTCAAGCGATGTTGCTCCGGTAGAAGCTCCTCCATGGAACTTGCAACGGAACTTACCAGACTTCATTAGCTTGCCTTTACACTTACATTGAACAGTATAATTGCTTGATCTAGTATAACTTTCGCAAGGGATTTTCTGTAACGGTCTACCAACCACAGTATATAGTTCCTATTATTAAATTTTATCGATTCTGTCTAGTATAGATTTATCCAAACTAAATTCTAAATTAATTATTGCTTTTATATATCTCCTCTTAATCGTAACTCGATGACAAGAATACATTTTAGCCAAATCTACCCAGGAATACTTTCTTGCTCTGGACCAAACTAGCTTTCTATCCTTTAATTCAACTTTAGGCAGTAAATCAATGGCTAATAGCCAGCAATCAATTTGTTTACTATTAGCTCGTAATTTTAGCTTTTTAGTCGTATTCCAGTAGCCATAATCCTTTGGCTCATAAGTAATATCTCGTAATATTTTATACATTGAGGGATTTGTGGGTCTTGGTAAACCTGGCATAAACCGTTCTGCCGTGCCAGCAGTATCTAAAATATCAATTATTTTAGCAGCTCTTAATTTCATGCCACCTCTTCGATGGCATTAAACTTTTTTATAGGTTTATCCCCGTTAGGTGATGAAACTATTTTAATAGGTTCATCCTTCTTAAATGTATGTTTGCGGATTAAATTCCCTTTTTTACTTCTATATTCGACATAATGACCCTCACGACCACATTCTATATATGTTTCCCCTTCATATTCTATAGATTGTTTAGCAACCCCCCTGTTCGAGAATGCTCTATCATAGGTATTCCTATTATTAGATCTATACTGGTTATATACTAATGGTTTTATTAATAAGTCTCTTTTAGACACCTCACTGGTCTCTGTGAGAGACTTCACTCTATTTAGCCTTAATTTCTCTAACTCCAACTGTTGTGTTAATAAATACAAATTAGTCGAAGTTAAGCGTTTTATTGTTATCAATTTGTGCTTGGCAAGGTTGTGAATGGCTCGATGAATACTACTACGAGATAACCCCGTTTCCTTCTTCAATGTCGCATATCGAGGATAGGCTTTCCCATCCTTTTTACCCATATAACAAACCAGCGCAAAATAAACTATCTTATCAATAGCTGATAGCTTTTTATTAAATATGATATTTCTATCGCCTACAAAGAATAAACTCATCTCTTCCCCTCACAAATTAAATCGTGCCGTTCCTGGAGTAATTGCATCACTTGCAACCAACCATCTGGCAACATATACATCTCATCAGATCTCCATGGTGTTAGTTGCTTAATTCTAAAGGATGTAATACTCTCCCCATCCACCTTATAAAAAACCAGGAAACTTGGCAGACCAGCTAATTCGGCTAATTTCTTTGTAGTTGTAGTTGCCTTCCAAGGTTGACCCACATCAAAAGCAGTTTCAGCTAGATACAAAGGAGTTTTACATTTTAAACAAATACCCGTTGCATCAATATCTATCATTCCGAGCTTTTGAGGTAATGCTCTATGCCATAAAGAATAAGCTGTAAACTTTACATCCTTATAATAAATATCTCTAGCCAATTAAAGATCTCCCTTATTTCTAAATTCCTTTAATTGTTTCTCTAACTTTACTTCTAAAATTTTATTATCTTTTTCTAATTTATTAACTCTAACCTGGAGTTCTCCATTTAACTTTTGATGACCCTCGTCTATAACCTTTAAGTTATTATAGCTTTCTTGTAGCCTGTTGATTTCATTTTTAAGATCTTTGATTTGAGCCTCATATTTCTCAACCTTTTTAATCATTAGGTTATCAGCTACCTTTTTGGCATCCTCAACATCAGTTAAAGAAACTCTTATCTTTCTGATCTCATTTTCGTAAGTTAAATCGTCTCCGTTTGACATAATAATAAACTTTCTCCTTCCCAACCTTGTTTTAAAATATCATTTGATGGATGATCTATTTCGCAACATCCAGCGTGCATTGCTTTTGGATATTTATTTACATAACGCATCCAAACTTTACAAAATCGTTCCCATTCTAATTTATAAGGATCCTCTACTATTTGATTTTGTGTTTCTTTTGGAAATAAAATTAGAGCTGCAACAATAAATAAAAATAATATTTTCATTTAATCACTATCTCCGTAACCTCCTGTACCCAAGCTCCAGGAATAGTGTTTGTATTACCAACAGTTAAAGATCCATCCTCTGCATCTATTGAATAGTCTGCAAAAATTGTAAGTAGTTCTTTTGTTTGAATTAATTTATGACCCTTTGAAATACAAACTGCGGGTTTTAACTTTTTAGCTTTTTCAACTGACATCCAGGAATTGTCCGCCAAGGTGTCGAACCACCTAACTTCAACAAATGGATAATCTTCTATATTGCCAGTTATTTTATTTTCTTTTTTTCTATTCATAAAAGCTAGAAGGTTTGACTTTTCCTTTGGTTTTTTCGGAGATCAGTTTCATAAATTCTGGTCGAGGTATTCTCTCTTTATTGCACCAACGAAATACAGTTGATCCAGGAGATGTGCCTTTAATTCCTAAAAATTCTGCTAGCTTTTTATGTGATAAATTTTTTGATTTTCTAAATTGCTCTAATTGCATGATTTGCTTATATGGATATTTACCAATTTGGCAACTATTCATACATATTTATTGTGGATATATGCTGTAAAACTAAATATTTATGCAACTTTGAGACGTATTTGCAAATAGTTCTTGCATAAATATACTTATTGCATTAAATTGACAATATGACAATAAAGAAACCAGAGCTGCATATTATAAATAATACGCATCAACAAGATACTATGGCAGAATTAAAAAAATTATTAGATTCTAAACAAATGACACAAGCGCAGTTAGGATCTGCACTTAAAAGAGACAAGACTACGATTAATCGGTGGTCGAAAAATAGTCGTGAGATCACTTGGGATAATGCTATTAAGATTGCTAAAGTTTTAAATGTTCATCCAGTAGAAGTATTCCAACCTAGACAAGAAATAATATTAGATAAATATATTGATAATAATTTTTTAGTAAAAACTTTTCCAAAGGAAGAAATATTTGAGGTTCCAATTCCTTTTGAGTTTTACAAACCTAATGTTAAAGCTATTCAAGTAAATATACCAGGTAATTTTTTACACAGAGAAATATTTTTATTTGATATGCCTATAAAAAAAGCAGATAAATTTTCAAAATTTTCTGTTCCTAATCTATGTTATGTTACTTGCTCTAAATCTTGGAGTAGTAAAACTGGTAAAATCAATGAAACTATGGGTGTTGTAAGAGCTAACGAGGATGGCTCAATGGTTATTATTAATCCTTTAACCAGAGAACCAGTAAATCAAGATTGTGTAAAAGTTAATATAAAAGATATAGATATTTGCGTACCCGTCAAAGTTAAATACAACCCAGATTTGTGTTAAATATTCGTAATTCCTAATATCCATAATAATATGGATATATACATATTCCGTATTGACAAAGTTCTCATAATGTTCATAAAAGTATCTATTGATTTGCTTTATGGAAAAAGACGAATTTTTAGACAATATAAAAGAATTACCTAAATGGGTTGAGCTATACGGCATCAACCATCACTCCCCATCTCAAATAAATTCCAATGATGATATTTGGAGTTACAAATATTTATACTTATCCCAAGAAGAGAGACGAGAGCTGCCTATTAATTCTAAAATGTTTTCTGGAGTTTGTATTGGCGATATGGCGCAATTACAATTTGGCAATTATGTTTGGGAATATGTTAAAGGTACAGGATTAACCAGAAAAGAAATACCACCGCAAAGAAAAGTTTTTGAAAAAATTATAGAAAAATTTAATTTATATGATCCCGCAGATGATAAAGACAGAGAGCAACACGATATAAATAGACAAGGTTTAGCTTTAACATTCCAACAATTAAAATATGGATTAAGAGAAATTAAATTAAAAAATCCAATAGATTGCGAGAGATCCGTTAGTTTAGAATTACCTAATTGCTTATTACCTTGTATCGGTAGAATAGATATAGAAGATGAAAATAATTTTGTTGAAATTAAAACAAAATGGCGAAAGAAAAACAGACCCAAAAAAGATGGTACATCTAATTATTCTTTACCTAAAATAGATGAAGGTTATTTAGGTTGGCAAGATCACATTCTCCAAGTTGCTTTCTATTGGTTAGCTTGCAATAAAAAAAAGAAACCTCACTTATTAGTAATTAATGAAAAAGATTATAATGTTTTTACTCCAGATAATTGCGATGATTTAAAACCAGAAAATTTAGAACTTCAATTAAATAAAATGGCAATAGTTGCCAAACGTAGAGAAAGAGTAATGGAAAACCATGCTGGTAAAACTACTTGGTTCCAAGATATTCCATGTGATTTCGACCACTTCTTTTGGAACGGTTTAGGAGATCACAAACAAGCAGCAATGAAACTATGGGGTTTACTATGAGAGAAGATAACTCAATGATTAATCCTCAATCTTGGCTGCTGAAAAAAGAATTAGTAAAGAAAAAAAACAAATCAAAAGGTATGCTCCTTATATTGATTGTTTTTCTTATCTCCCTCATAGTTATAAGTCATCTCTTTACTAATAACGGTAGCCAGATGCGTTTGATCGAGAGGTTAAACCTGGGTTTTATAACAGGCAGTTATCTTTCCCCAGTTTCATTCATCTGGCTATCAGAAAGGGATTATGGGTAAAGTTATTAATATTAATAAAATTGAAAATGAAATAACAAAGTTAAAAGCTAATGGCGGTATGTGGGAGATTGGCAATGGTAAATTTGCTATCAAACATTTAGAATTAGAAAAATTAGCCAACACTTATAATATTGAAACCAATGTAGAAATAAAACATTGTAATTTAGAAAAAGGTTGTGCAGTAGTTAAAGCTGTTGCAACATTTAACGGTAAAAACTTTTATACACTTGGAGAAGTTTCCCCTCTTAATAATGATTTTATATTTCCTGTAGCTGTAGCAGAAAAGAGAGCTGCGGATCGAGCTATTCTTAAAGCTCTTGGTATTCATGGTAATATTTATAGTTCAGAAGAATTATCAAATATAAAAAATAATAATAATCAAAATACCGGTATAGATTTAAACCAGGAAACAATCATTTTAGAAAGAATTAAAAACGCAAGTCATCAAGCAAACTTGGAACAAATTAAAAGTCAAAATAAAGATTTCTTAACAGAGCTAAAGAAACAAGATTTAAAAAGGTACGAAAAATTAAAACAAGCCTTTTTAAATAGAAACCAGCAATTCATAGGAGGATAATATATATGGCTGATTTTAAAAATAAACCAAAAGACCCAAACTGGATGTGTACCTTTTCATTGAAGAGGAACCCAGATAAAAAACCTGGCGATAATAAACCAGATCTAGTTTTGGTGGATAGTGAAAAGATAAATCAAAAATCTGGGAAACCTTATCGTAAGAACTTTACGATTAATGGTACCTGGTGCGAGGCAGCTTGTTATATCCAAGAAAATAAGGATCTAAAAATTACCATTAAGAAAACTGGTGGAGATAAGCCAGCTTCTAATGATGGATTTGACGATCAATTTTAGGGGAAACAATGCAATATGGCTTAACTGAAAAGCAACTAAAACTTTTTAAGTTTATTAAAAGCTATATTTCTAAAAAAAACATATCGCCATCTTACGATGAAATGAAGGTGGCGATAGGTGCAAAATCCAAATGTGGAATTTATGCTAGAATTAAACAATTAGAGGAAAGAGGATGGATAAAAAAACTACCAGGAAAAGCAAGAAGTATCCAAGTAATAAAATGACAAATGCGGATATGTTTAAACCAATGATTTACGATAGTTTAGAAACCCAGGTAGACGGCAATCATTATAAAGGAATGAAGATCCAGCCAGCACAATTTATAAACGAAAATAAACTTCCATTTGCTGAAGGAAATGTTATAAAATACACCTGTAGACATTCAAAAAAAGGCAAAATTCAAGACATCAATAAAGCCATTCACTATTTACAAATGATTAAAGAAAGAGATTACCCAAATGGGTAAAGTTGAAAAATTCTGGTCTGGTTCTGTTTCATTTACAGCTACAGAAACCTTTAAAGATCTGGATACTGCGGTTAAAGCTAGTGTGCCAACTACCGCAGCTAAAATAGTAATTGATGAAAAAACTATCAGTTACGATTTCAATAGGATGAAGGAGGTTAGTAATCCAAATGATAACACACTACCAACACCTGGGAAAAGAAATCCAGGAGAAAGAAAAGGAGAGAAAAAAGTTGAACAGAAAAATAAATAAGTTGTTAAAAGACGATACTGTTCATCCAGCTATTGCTGCTCTTTCTAAACAAAGTCATTCAAAGCTGATTGATATAATTACTTTGAAAGACGAACAAAGTAAATTACCAGGTTAAACTGGTACTTTATAACTATTCTAAACTAATTGAATATTAGTAATACCCTCATTTTGCCTTGATAAATTTGCTTATTTGTCAATTTAATATTTATTTATCCATAAGTGTTGACAAACTAGCAACTAACACTTATATAAATAATGTATGGTAAAAAACTTAAAAAGATACAAGTTCGCTACCTTCTCTGCTTTAGAGAAATACTTTACTAAAATAATCCTTCCACAAAAAAATAAATCTTCAAAGGTTATCGGTAAGGTTTTGCTTGTGTGGGATAAAACAAAAAAGGAGGCTGCTTGATAATTCACTATGTAAAACAAACTGATCCATGGAGAACCTGGATGAAAAAAGATGTTTCATATAAGGTTCCTAAGATCTCTAACAATACCGACAAGGGTAAATGGTTAAATTCTTTTGTTGGTAAATTTTTTACTGGATCTCATAACTATAACTTTGATGGCAAGATCCATGTAAAATTAAAAACTACTCAATTCAAAATGAATAACGATTTATCTGTGATGGTAGCGTGGTTTAAGAATTTAAAAAAACTTAAACAAGATCAGTTTGTTGGAGAAGTTTTTAAGGCTCAATTATACAGAAACAATTTAAAGGAGGCTGCTTAATGTATAAAGGTTATAAAGTTGGAGATAAAATAAAAAGAAAAGATGGATCTATAAGAGTTATTACTCTTTATGATTTACTAGCTGCTCTTGGAGCAGCAGATCTTGCAAATAAAGTTGATACTAAAAGTTGGAAAAAATTTGATAAGTTTTTTCATGGCTTTTTAGTTGCTGCAAGATTAGTAAAAAACGCTGCTGGAAAAAAACTTTTAAAAGAGCTTAATATTGAAGTTGGCAACGGCAAGTTAAACATGGATGCTATCTTAGAAAATCACAAACAATTAAATAAGGAGGCTGCTTAATGAATAAACTATATCAAAAATGCAAAGCTAAATATGATGCAGAAGTTTCCCAGGGAAATAAAAATCCCTATGTTTCAATTTCTGCTACAGAGTTAGCAACTTTAATTCTTGAAGGTATTAAAAAGAAATATCCTCAATACAAGTTTGCAAAAAGCAGTAAGTATTTTGCAGGAGGCTGCTCTGTAGATATTTATTTACAGGATGGTTGGAAAAAAGGAGTTACCAAAGAACAAACAGATGAGATGCAAAAGTTTGTAGATACTTATTCTGGTGCAGGTTTTGATGGCATGGTTGATTACAAATACTATGAAGATATTTGGTTAATGCCAGATGGATCTGTTGCTGCTGCAGATAACAATGGAGGTGGAGCTGTTACTGGTGGTTCCGTTCAAGGTTATGATTATCCAAAACCAGTTGAGCAGGCAGTAAAAGTTTCTTCTGGAGCTTGGGTAACTTTCAACAGTAATCCAAAATATGGCAGCAAAGACTATGAGCCATATTGGGAGCAGAAGAAAAAAGAATATGCAGAAAAAGAAAAACAAAAACAACAAGGAGCTGTTTAATTGAAATTTCAAGTTCAAAGAGTTAATAACTCCAAGGGTCATCTTATTTATTGGAAGGTTGTTGGTTATGAAGGTAAACAAAAAATTACCGTTAAAGAAAATGGAGAAACAGTTAAGTTTCAACCAAATCAAAAAAGACAAGCTAATATATATAAAGATAGTTTAAAACCAGAAGAAATTAGTTTACCTGGTGGAAGAGTTAAATTTGAAAATGCTTTTTCAGATTATTTTAAGTATTTAAAAAACGATAAACTTAACCAGGAAGAGAGTAACCATGTTAAAATTAGCCTGTTAAAGCTCCATATCCAGCCGTATATTAACAAAGTTTGGGTTAATGAGTATATCTTAGCAGATTTTTTAAAGTATACCCTTCCAAGAGTTAATAGCAGTAAAAAATGGGTTAATAGAAATAAAGGAACTTTAATTCAATTAAATAAAACCATTGGTAAAAAAACTATTAAATATGCTGTTGCAGAATTTAAGTTATTTTTAAAATACTGCAAAGCAAATAAATGGCATATAGACGAAAGTATCTTAGACTTTCAATTCCACAAAAATTTCTTTCAACAGGTTCCAAAAGATTATTGGATCCCACAATATGCAAATGTTGTTAGATTATGTAATGAAGAACACGATATAAAAATGAAAGCTCTTTATAGATTGGCAGCTGAGACAGGTGCTAGACCAAATGAAGTTGTTGCAATCTGTTATAATGATGTAGATTTTGATAAAGGATTAATTCACTTTAGACATTCTTTAGATAAAAAAAGTAATTTTAGAGAAAACTTTTTAAAGACCGACAGCTCCAGAAGATCCGTTGAGGTGTCAGATCTTTGTTTAAATATATTAAAATTACATATGCAGAACCAGATTTTTCCTAAAAAAGAAGGTTTATTAAAAAGAGTATTTAATATTACTAAAGGAACAGCTTATAAAAAAATTAAACAATCTACTAAAAAACTGGGTATTGATTGGCAAGAAGGATTTGCTGTGTTTAGACCGTTCAATAGTTCTTTAGTTAGAGACATGAAAATTCTTACTGATAAACAATTCCAAGATAGATATGGCTGGACCAATCTAAAAACATTTGGAAAGTTTTATCAAAAGGATCTTAATATGAATAAGACAAAAAGACTAGCTGCCATAAACAATCTAATAAAAGGATAAAATATGGATGCACTACACTATAAAGGAAGAATTGCAAAGTTTCTCTTTGCCTTTAGGTTCCTAGATAAAGTTATAGATAATGGCAATGGTTCACAATCAAGATTGCCAAAACATAAAAACCAAACAGTTCATGCTAAAGCACAAGGTAAAACTTTTCAGCAAGTACAAAAACAAGAAAAGGGTCAAAACGGAATACCAGCACATGATTTGTTTTTATTATTAAAAAAGGAAGGTTACGACATTAACTTAATGTTTAATACTAATCCAGAAGAGGTATTGGCAAAGATAGATAAGAAATACCACAAAAAAGTATTAGAGAATTTTGCTAGAGTAGATAAAAATATAGAACAAGAAAGGAAACTCCAAGCAAAATATAGACCAATGCTCCCAAAGTTAGAACGGGAGCTTGCATATCAATCAACATATAAAGGATAATATGTTTAAAACAAAGGTGGGGAGAAATCCCCACTTTAAAATATGACAATTAAAAAAGATCTTTATGTTTGGGTAGTAAAAAATGGTTCTAATAGACCAAAAAAAATTAAATTAAAAAAATTAATTAATACTCTTAATCTTGAATTATTTACTAAAAAATTCTTTGTGAATAAAGAAGAAGCTAAACAATATATTAAAGGAGGTAAATAAATAATAAGTTAAGAAAGATTGGCGGGGATCCATACTCCCCGCCTATAATAATTCACTCCCCACTTTACTCCCCACTTAAAAAAAAATATTAATTATCAACACTTTTTTTAGAGGAGCGATAGCATTTGAACCTACCGTTAAAATCTCCGATTTGTATTGTTATATAACAGTTTCTTTCTTAAATTGTAAAAAAATAGTTGACAAATATACCTATAAAATAACCTTTTAAAATAGTGAAGTTTCTATTTGATACCATCTTTTACTCCCCATATACTCCCCAATTTAAAATTGTCTGGGTGTAGCGAAGCCTGGTATCGCATCTGCTTTGGGAGCAGAGGATCGGAGGTTCAAATCCTCCCACCCAGACCACTATTTGATCTTTATAATTTTTATATTATTATTAATTTATGAAGAAAAAAAAAATTTATACTGCTGAACAAGTAAGAGAAATACACCAAAGAATGAAAAAAGATGTAGAAGAAAGATCTAAATTAAAAGCATTACAAATAAGAAATACTGCTTTTATTTTATTAAAAAAAGACCCTAAAATAAAATTAAATTAATTATTCAAAAGTCTTATCCAAAGCTCTCTGGTTATCATCTTCTTTCATACATTGATAATGAGCTTTAGTTTTATCTAAAAAAGCTACAAAACTTTCAGTATTTTCCATTTCCTTTTTGCAATACCTACATGGTCCAATATTCATTACATATTGAACTGGTTTTACCCACGTCTTTTTTTTCTGTTTTTGCATTTGCATCTAGGAGCTTGCCAGGCAAAGAGCCATTCGGTTACTTTATCTATACCGCCAAAAAATTTTAATAAAATTTTATCAATCATTGCTTATTCCATTTAAAAGTTTGTTTAATACTTTTACTTGTTTTATCTTTACCATTTTCAGAAGTACCATATTCAACAGTAGTTTGATTTGGCTCTAACTTATAAACACAAGCTGTTAAAAATAATAAAGTATAGACTATAACTATTATCCAATACTTCATTTTTTCTTTTTAACTTTTTTTAAAACTTTATTCATTTTCTTGTGTAAGACTTTTTGATCTTGTTGAATTTTCATTAATTCAGATTTTAAATCCCAAGTAGCGTGAAGGTTCCAACCAATAAGTGAAACCAAAGCTACTAAAGCTAATCCAACTATTTTATCTTTTATATCCATTATTCCATTATTAATTTAGTTATTTTTTTTTCTCCCATATAAACTTCTATCTCTGCTTTAGATTTAATACATTTATATTGAACTCTATCTCCAGATTTTAATTGCCTCTCGGCTACCCTCTTCCCTTTTAAGCATTTACTTAAACTATCTTGTATTCTGTGTTCTTTTATTTCGTGATCTACAATTAATAAAAGAGCTATTACTGTTTCTATCATTAGTTATAACTATACCCTGTGTTTGAATTTTCTAATTTTTTAAATAATTGTTCGTGTTGTTTCATAATTTCTTCATCCATATCAAACATTTCATCCATCTTCTGATCTATTAATGTTAGCTGCATTTCTAATCTTTCAACTTTATCTTCAAGAACTGCTTGACCCGTAGATAGTTCAAATGTTCTGGAAAGCGACCAGCCTCCTAAAGCAATTAATAATCCAACCAATAATGTTAATATTTTTTCCATCATTGGTGGTTACCATTATCTCTTACTTTGTCTTTTAAAATTTCTAAAGTTTGTTCAATTTGTTTTATATCTTCCATAGCTCTATTAAGATTTACAGTATTGTTTCTCATACCCTCCATCTCTTTTTCTATATTTTCTACTTGACCCGCTATGTGTTCAAGCAGCATAAACTGTTCTTGATCTGTTGGTAACTGCTCGCTCTTCTTTAATAAATCTGCTTGGTGTAATTCTCTTGATGTTTCTAAGCTCGTAATCCTGGCTGTTATTTCTGTATATGCGAAAATTCCCAAAGCTACAGCCGCACACAAAGCTAAAAGATTTCTAACTGGTAAAGAAATATTTGTATTCTCGTTTATCTTCATCTGCCTTGACCCTTATATCTAGTAAGTTTTTTGTTTCTCTTTTCAGATTTGTTTAAATTTTTTTTATGTACCCCTGGTCTTTTAGGTGGTTTATCCCTTGGTACAAAGTGAGTAAACTTAACTCTAGCCATTCAATCCCGCTTGTTCCGAATGATTTTTACCCATAGATTTTCCATCCCAATTTGAACTAACATGAGTTGGATCTACGTCATTTAACCAATGCTGAATTGATATAAAAGCTCCACCATATTTTGATGCAGTTCCACCATGAAGATCGTTTGGTTTAACTCTTATGGTTTGATAAGCATTAATTGGATAACCATTTTGTTCCTCTAATGCTTGTTCAATATCAATAGCTGTATTACCAGAATGAGTAAATTTCATTCCATACAAAAAACATTCGTAACTATCTACGTCTGGATGTGTATGTTCTGGTATAACCAGATTAGGTTGACAAATAAAAAGCTCAACTTGAAAAGGTTTATTTCTATATAAAACAATTCCACTTACACCTTCTATAAATAATAAACCATTTTTTATAGGTGTATAAACTTTATCAACTTCTCCAGAGTTTAAATACCAATGTGCAAAATGAGATAACTCATCTTCTTTTGGGTCAATCATTAAAAAAAAATATTTTTTATCTTATCTATTAAAGTTGGTTTTACTTCCTCTGTTAAAACCAAAGGTAAGTAACTAGCAGCTATCTCTTTTCCAGATTTATCTTTTTCTTCCTCTGTCTTTTTACTTCTTGCATCAATCTTATTGGGTCTAAACTTGTCAACTAATATGTATCTGTAAACATAGTTATCGCATCTAGCACCTTCAAACTGAAAGTGTAAAGTATCTGGTGGTTCTTGATAATGACCGCCAAAGCAATGCGGATCAAAGTCTGATTTAGTTATTGTCATTTCTTTTTACCTAACTTGTTCATGGTAGTTACACCAAAGCTCGCTCCTACCATTGTTAAAATTATATACCAAAACATTGGATCTGCTTTTTGAAGAGCATCCCAAGCTCTATCACACCAGGAGACTGTCCAAGGTGTAAAATGTAATCCAAAGATTATGGAAAAAAATAATACGAGCCATTCGTCTTTCCACGAATTTTGTTGTTGTCTTACTTGTTCAAGCTGCACCTCAACCTTTTTAACATCCAGGTTATTAGCAGCTTCTAATTCTTTGGCTTTAATAATTTTATCTTTTTCTAGCTTATGAGTAATTGCACCCATGGTTTTATTTGCTACAAATTTAACCAGAGGATTTTTTAAGAAACCTAAAAATTGTATCATTTATTACTGCTCCTCATTTTAGCAGCAGCTTTCTCACATCTACTAGGTGTTTGTTTGTGCCATCTGCTATCTATCATTTCATCGGCAGCTTTTTCCATATCACCATCTTTCATAGCTTGCCAAAACTTTTTAAATTTTGAAAACCTTGGTCCACCAAGTTGATACACGCATTCAATGATTACGCATTTCTGAATATGATTAACTTCTATATCGCCAATTAACTTCTCAGCAGCTTGTAGAGCAATATTAAAATCTTTATTAAAACACTTCTCAGCATCTTCAATACTGTAATTAACACCTTCAACATAATCATCGGTAGGTAAAACCATATGACCCCAAAAGATAGTAGGAATACCCAGGCTATCTTTGTATATATGATCTCTGTAACCTTCGTGGGTTTTAATGTCTTGTTTAAGCTCGTTATATGTATCCATAACTCTTCAATCCTTTTCTGGGTCAAAATTAAAAATTTTAACACCTAGTCTTTTTTGTTCCCTGGTTCTTGGTCTATTAATTTTAGAACCATCTTTACGGTAATTTCTTGTCTTGACATCATAACCTTGGTACTCCCCCGTTTTAATATTCAAAGTTAATATATCTATGGGTCCAGCACCAACTGGTGTGAACACAATTAAGTTTGGATCTTTGGCAAACTTTGCGGCAGCTAATAGTTCACTACTTAAACCTTTAGCAGCTGTAGTTCTATTTCGTGAAGAAGTAGAAAATCGAGCCAAGTAAACCCCCAATAAAGATTATTATTGCGGCAGCACCTTTTCCTACATTCATAAAAGTTTTTAATTCTTTAATATCTTTTCTCATTTCATCTATTGCTTTAAACAAAGTTTTCATCCTCTCTGCACAAACCTTTTCATGATAAGATATTCTTATTCCATTTGTTTCTTCAAGATTAGATAAAATTGATTTTTTTTTACGTTTCATAAGTTCCCTTACAAGTGAACCTAATGAATATTTTATGTTCATTAGTATCCGCTTTTCCTATTTCAGTTTGTTTTAAAATTGCCTCCTGGTAGCCAGCTTGTAAACAATCATAGTAGCTGTCATAAGTTGTTGGCATTTGATGTGGAGGTAGACACTCATTCTGAACTGCGCTACACATAATCATAATTAGTAGCACCTTCATAGTGTACTTCTCCTCTTATTAATTTTGTTATTTTATTTAATCAACGAGAATTGGCTGGAACGCCTTTAGAGTTGACAAATGGTGCTTCTGCAAACGCCATAAAGATATATGTATCTCCTGATGTGTTCAAAGCACTATTACTTGTTCTTGGTTTAAAACCATTAGAAAGTAAATCAATATCTTTATCACTTAATTCATTATCACTAGCATCAGGCAATAAATAAGCATTATCTTCATTAAAGCCTGGTCTTTTATTATCGTACAAAGTCCATGAAGTAACACTTGACGAATTTTTTATAAGTATCCAAGCTGGTCGAAAGCCACAGAAAACAAATGTTCCTGAAGCATTTCCATTTCCTGTGAATGAGCCAAATTTTGAATAACCTTGAACACTTTTAAAGCAATATGCGATATGCGCTTCGGAACTTTCATTAACAGCATTTGCATCTGAAGTTCCATCTAAAAATCCAAAAGTATTACCAGATAAATTAGATAAACCACCTTCGCTATAAGCTGAAGTAACATCTGTTTCTGCTACAGTTTGGTTTAAATTCAAATTTTTACTTGAAGCTAAATCTTTATGTTTTACAAACCAACTATCATTTTCACCTCTACTTTTTACAATTAAAAAATCCAATGAACTTAAACCATGTCCAACTGTATCTGATGTTGTTCCAGATCCACTATAAGAAACGATAGATTGTCCAGCAGTTGTATTGGCAGAAACAGTTGAAGTAATATTTGTTCCATTAGAATTTGAAGCTGTTCCATTAGCCATTTTCCAGCACCAAGCTACATACGTTTGTGAACTTGCATTATTAGAGTTATCTGAACCCTCAAAAGTAAAACCATCACTATCTAATGAAACAAAATAATCTGCACCATCTTGTTCAGCATCACTTGATTCTGTTTGTAAAAAATTAGCTGATCTTGCATTATCAAATAACATTGATTTAGTAGCACCATTTCTTCGTTTAACCCAAACTAAATCTGGTTGCATATTTTCATCGCCATCTAAAGTAATAGCATTTGTGCTTCCATTTCCAGTATAGAGCTTACACTGAAAATATAATTCTGGATTGTCTATTGATGTATAAACTGCCATTTATCCTCCATCACTTCCTAAATTCTTCGTACATAACGCAAGATAACCAGTAGGAACATCATATTCAAAATTTCCATATCCATTATCATCTGCGTTTCCTGATGAGATACTAAATGGTGGATTGCCAAAGTTTGCTTGACCATTACCACCTTCTCTATGTGAAACTGCAAAAGCAAAAGTACCAGAAGAAACATTTGCAATATCCCTAGCACCAGTTCCTGTTGCTCCTGATGTTGGATCTCCTGAATCTATCCATGTGCCATTTTTACCCCAATACGCCTTTGAATTATCTAAATCCATTGCTACCATAACTATATCATCATCGGTGTAACTATCTACTTGTGCAACATCTGTGCCATTTATGTAAAGATTTCCAGAAGCACCATACCAAGCATATTCTCCTGCATTTGTTATAGCATCATTAGCTGTATGTTGAAAAGCAGATGTATTGTAATCTAAAAATCCTACTAATGAACCATTACCAGCACTACTTCCACCATCAATAATTTTATATTCATAATACCATTTTCCAGCTGTAGCAGCTATTGTTGAAGCAATGGTTACCCAATTATCACTTGATCCTGATCTATCATATTCTAAATTTCCTTCTGCTATTGTTCCTTTTTGTGGTGTTTGTGCTAAAGGATTCCAAGTTGCAAAATTATTAGTCGGTGTATCTGTAGCTTGATCTGTTGCTGCTAGATTAGATTCTGTAAAATCTGTTCCACCATTTGCATCATTACCTAAATTACTACTATCTTCAAAATCTAAATAAAAACCATTAGTACCAAAAGTTAATCCTGATACATCTTTCGGTTTCCAAATTGTCGGACTATCTTCGTCAAATTCTCCAAAAGAAGTTGCAGCTAAAGCTGAACCATCAATGAAACAAACTTCTGCCATATATCCATCAAAATAATTAGAGCTATCATATTGACCAATATATATTGGAGAGGTTGTTACATTAAAAAATGTTGCAGCATCTTCTGCGGCATCTCCATCATAAGTATAACCAGTATTCCAAGTAACTTGGGTTCCATTTACAAAAAGTTTATCTCTATTAATAGCAGAATCTTCTGTTGTATCATGAATCCAACAAATGTTATACCAGGCAGAACAATCTCTATAAACACCAGGAGATTGCTTTTGAAAAGATTGAGATGTGGAACTTGTTGAATAAACTCCACCAAAAACAACTATTTTATCATCTCCATCAAATTGCAGATAAGAATATCTACTACCTGATGTTCCACCAGAATATCTAGCTGTTATAATATTTTGAGCTGATCCTAAAGCACTTCTTTTTACCCAACAACTAAATGTAAATGTTGTTTGACTACCATTTGAGCCAGGTGTTTTAGTCATACTGGCACTATCACCATCATTAAACCTACATGAGTTGGCTACTTCATATCCGCCAGATAAAGTATTAGCTGGTATAATTAAAGGCATTAACTCTCCAATGTTGGTAGTTCGCCTAATGGTCTAGTAACTGATCCATCTTCTTGTCTTGTATAAGTATATAAAGTTTCAAGAGCTGGTGTATCTGCTGCGTTTGTAATTTGAGTTTCTTGTTCAGCGGCTTTTGTTCTAACCGCTGCTCTATGAGTAGTGATTGAACTTGGTACTGCTGTTCCAGCATCTGCTTTTCTAGTTATGTACCAATCTGTATCTTGTAATATTCCAGCAGCTTGTTTTTTTATATTTTCAATTAAAACTGTTTTTAATCCTTTGACAGCAACATCGCCTACATCTTTATCATCTGGTATTAAACCATCTGTTTTGTCTTGTTCTGTCCATAAAATATCAGCATGAGCTTTAGCTGTAGCTGAACCATAACTTGCTGTAATTTTTCCATCAGCAAAAGCAAAAGATTGATTGGTGTTAATATACCATTGCTCATCTTTTTTATTAGAATTATCAAATTCTACTTCATAAATTCCAATAGCTTCTAGTTCTGCTTTACTCCATAATTCAAATATTTTTCTTGAATGACGAACATCGCCAATAACTAAACCTTTTGGTTTATTTATAAATTTTGTAATTGATCCATCTTGTACTAATCCCCACATATATTTTAACTCCTATTAACTTTCACTTAAATTTAATGTTCTTCCTACTTCTTGCCAAACAGCGCCATTATATCTAAAGACATGAAGATCGGTTTTACCATCTGTTGCAGTTTCAGTTGGTTCTGTACTTGCTGCAAATTCAAAAACTGTATTCCAGCCAATCGTATGCGATCCGTTGTAATTAATTTCTAAACAAATAAATGCACCTTCAACTGCATTACTTGGTGCAGAAAAAGTCGTATTTTCAGTTGTTTGATGATAAGCATTTGGTTTAGCAGAAGCATCCCAAGCTACAGCATTTGATGAAGATGTAATTGCTTGTTGAGTTACATTAGCAGCATTAAAAGTTACTACTCCAGCACTACTGCCTTCAATCCAAGTCGTAGTTGTTGAACCATCATTACCAGCAATTTTTAATTGTCTTGCTCCTGTTGCAGAACCTAAATCTATACCAGCACCAATCATTACATTACCAGAACCAGAAGTTATATTATCTCCAGATTGATAACCAATTCCAATATTACGACCACCAGTAGTTATATTTTTTAAAGCATCTACTCCTAAAGCAATATTATAAGAATTACTTTGACCAGATGCACCTTGCATAGCACTTTTACCTATAGCAACATTTTCGCTACCAGAAACATTATAATAAGCAGCACTATCTCCAATATTAACATTATCACTACCAGTTGTTAAACCATCACCAGCTTCATTACCAAACACCATATTTCTATTACCTGTAGTTATGGATGAACCAGATGAATAACCAACTGCTACATTTTTATCACCTTGTGTTATTGCATCTAAAGCGGCTAGACCAACTCCTGTATTTTTTTCAGCAGAGCTTAAAGTTCCTGTTGTTGAATGACCAATTAATAAAGAATTACTAAAATTAGTACCTTCTAATTTATAAGCTAAAGAAGTATCAGCACCAGAAAAACCAAAATGAACTCCAACTCCATCTGTATTAGAAAATGAACCATTGGATACAACATGAGTTACTGGAACTTTTGTATAACCAGAAGCATCGGTTACAGCACCACTTACTTTAAAGATTGCATAAGTTGATGCAGTTCCTTCTTTAGTTATAGTTACAATTCCTCTTGCTGTTGAGTTTGAAACATCATCCCAAGATTGAACATAACCAGAAATATCAGCAGAGGCATCGTCTGCATCATCTACATATAAAATTGAAACGCTTGAAAGTGTTGCATGATTAAAAGCTATTTTACCACTACCTGGATCAGCATCAGAAGTTGAGCTACTCCAAGTCATTGAAAGTTGTGAGTTAGTTCCACTTGCTCCAGTTGAGCCAGTTGATCCTGTGCTTCCAGTAGAACCAGTTGCACCAGTATCTCCTTTATCTCCTTGTCTTGTAAAGTGAACTGAAAGCTCATCGTCAGCAGAAAAAGTATTATTTGAAACCAAATGAGTAACAGCTAATTTATTATAGCCAGAAGCATCGGTTGAACTACCAGTTATAGAAAATCTTGCGTATGTAGTGCTGTCGTTAATATCAACTATATGAATATAGCCTTTAATTGTTGAAGTGCTATCATCCCAAGTAATCGTATCGGTTTGAGTAGTAACTCCATTTGCATCAGCATCGTCAATATAAATTGCGGTTACAGATGCGTAGGTTCCGTTGTTAAAAGAAATCTCTCCAGCTCCCGGATCAGCATCACTTGTTCCAGTATCAAATTTATAATAGTAACCCGGAATTGCTCCATCTTCTCCAGATGCAGTAAATGATAAAAATACTTTATCATCTGCTGCTAAAGCACCAGCTCCATCAATATAAGTTAAAGCTAATTTTGTATAACCACTAGCATCTGTAACAGCTCCTGAAACTTTCCAAACATGCCATACATCTAAGGTATTTGCTTTTGATAATCTAATTCTTCCTCTGTTAGTCGCATTACCAGTTACATCATCAAAACTTTGAACCCAAGCTGAAACATCAGTTCCATTTGCTTCATTGTCATCCACATAAGCAATAGTCGCAGAAGAAAGAGTTGCGTTGTTAAAACGAATATATCCTGAACCCGGATCACTATCTGTTGTAGTTGTTGAATAAGTAAATTGTGCGCTGTCTCCTCCAGCTGGAAGGAAATCAGCAACAGTTGTTAAGTTTCCTGAACTATCAAATCCTAAAGTTTTACTAGCTCTGTCTGTTGCAGATGTTGTAAATTCAGCTGAAGTAATAGTATTTGTTTTTGAAACTTTAAATGATCTATCTAATTCTTCTTGTAATTCTTGGTTTTGCATTTGGAGTTTATCCAAAGCATCTTCATGCGTTTCAGCTCCAAAAGGATCATTTGCAACATAATCTGTTTCTTGCGTTAAAGTTGTGTTTCTTAAAAGAACCAAAGTAGTTCCCGATGCGGGAGCTGTAACCATAGTTACCGTTCCACCGCTAGCTCCATTGTCAACTATTGAATAGTTAGTAGAACCAGATCCTTCTGATTTAACTGTTTCTGTTCCAGTAGCCGATCTTTCAATTACAGAAATTTCTGAAGTTGAATTAATCGGAAATGTGTACGAAAACTCAGTCGTGGATCCGTTACCACTATATGAGTTACGTAAAGTTGTACTTGATATTGTCATAATTTTTATATTTAGGTTGTGAGAAAGTGATTTGTAGGCATTAAAATCCTACACTATGTTTCTCTTTATTAAAATTTATCCATAGTGTCTATAATTAATTTGGTGTTATTTCTCCTGGTTTCCACCAATATTCTTGTCCAGTTCGAGACTTTAATTTTTTAATATTTCTTCTATTATCTTTGTCAAAATTAGGATTTATTAACTTTTCAAGTGTATCCATTATAAGTCTTTCATAAGCTAATCTTGTATACCAAAGGGATGATCCAGGAGTATATCTTTGAATAAATGCTGCAAGCTCTTTACCAGCATTAGTTTTTTCTCCAGTTAATGCTTGTTGAAGATTACCAAATGTTAACATGATAGCATCCCCAATAAAAGATGCTACTGGTCCAGCTAATGTTTTACTAAAAGATCCACCATATCTATTTTGATCTGAAAATAAGAAATCACCAAATATTCCTAATCCACCACCATAAACCATAGCATTCATCCAATATCTAGTATTCATATTTTCTGGAGAAGTTGGTTTTTTACCAGCTGCAACTTGTTTTATTTCATAAGCTAAAGATCCCATTACAGTACCACCAATAATCATAGGTACTAAATATTTGGCTTTACCAATTAATCCTTTTTGTTGAAACCCTCTATTCAAATGTGTCATTCCTAATGTTATTGGAAAGTTTTTATACATTAAAACAGAGTTCATTAATTCCCCTTTAAATGTACCTGGTTGAGAAGATCCAGCTAAAGTTACTCTACCTTTTGCAGATGATGATGGTACAGCAAAGTTAGTTTCATTAGTAACATAAGTCATTAACCTTGTAGTTAAAAATTCTCTTGTTGCCTCATCTAAATCAGCTCTAGCATGAATATCGTCTGGTCTTAAAAAAGTAGCACCTTTACCAATCATTGTTGGTTCATCTGCACCAGCATCATATAATTTTGTTGTTCTAATAATTTCCCATTCATCAGCTCCTATGCCATATTTTTTTAATTGTGCTGATAATTTTGGATCTAATTTATTAAATGATTTTCCGCTTTGTTCTGCAAGCTCTCCCATTACTGTCATACCAAACGCCCATTTACCAGATTGAGTTATGTGTGATAATCCAGATCCTCTTAATACAAAATCAGAAACTCTTTTAGACCAAACTGGAGCCTCTACATCATTTAAGTATCTAGTTTGAACACCAGCAATAGTATTCCAACTTTCAGTTATTAATCCAAGTCTAATTGCTGTTCTTGCTAGAGCTTTATCTTTTTTAATCCCTTCAGCTAGTAATTTTACGGCTGTTGCATTAGCTTTAGTTGCTGGTAAACCGTTAAATTTAGCAGTCATTCTCGACCAATGAAAATCAGTAATTGCCATAATTGCAGCACCTCCTAATTGTGCAGAAGTTAATAACTGCCTTAAAGCCGCAAAAGTTCTTCCAAAAAATCCATCAATAGGTTTGTGTAAAGTTCCTTTATGGTGTGCGTATAAATTATTTATATTTTCTATAATCCAATTAGTTCTATCTTCTTCATTTCTAAATTTATTTAATTTTTTTCTTTTAAATTTACCTTGTGCCTCCGCAGCTGCATCAATTTTCATTTGTTTTTTAATCATACCTAACGCCCAAGTATGCGTTGCGTCTGGGTTTGGTCCAAGTATTTTAAGCATAGCAATATCTCTCGACATACCGTTGATATGCTCTAGCATTGTTTTAAATGGATCTGGAGAACCAAATCTTGTTTGGTATTCCATCCAATCGTCAGCACTTTTAAAAGCTAAAAATCTATGATCTAATCTTCTATTATGTAAAGCTCTACCATAAGCAGATGTTCCTGGTTTAAAGGTTGCCATTCCTTCTGTTGAAATATTATCATAAACTCCACTTAATGCTTGTCTAATTGTTTTATCATTAAAAGGTAAACCAGTTGTTTCATTAACCATTTTATCTAAATCTAATTTAGGTAAAATAAAATCAATCCAATCTTCTTTAGAAACGGATTTAACTAATAATGTGTCGTGTAATTGTGGTAATCCCCAATCTTTTCTTGATAATATTTTCATACCAAAACTATTGGCTCTTTTTCTTAAATGTTCAGCTGTTTGTCTCCAGGCATCCGCTAATTGTTTAGCATTTACATTTCCAGTATTTTCTCCCATTAGCTCTTTAACCACTAATCTTAAAGTAGCTTTTTGAAGTTTGGTTTGCCTACCACCTAATTTATATCTCATTTGCTCTAAAACATTTACCATAAATTTATTTGCTTTATTTCCCTCATTAATAATTTGATTTTCTATATTTGGAGTTAAAGCGTGTTGATCTACGGCATAAAGAGATCTATAAGCATTAGCCATGTCTATTTCACCATTTGCATTTCTATAGGTTGCAAATAAAGTAGTTATTTCATCAATCTTTGCTTTTTGTAATAAGGTAATTCTTAATTTGTTAGCTTCTTCTATTTTTAATTCATCGTATGTTTTTTTAGCAGCTGCTCTTTCCGCCTCTGATTTGCTTAACCCTTTTCTAAATTGATAAAATTCGGTAACTTCGTCTAAATTTTTATTTAATTTATCAGCTTGTTCAGCACTAATTAAACCTTCTTTAAAACCATTAATAATACATTGTTTAAAACTACTCATACGCAATCTTTCAATCTTTCTAACATTGTTTTAGTTTTGCCTTCTTCTTCAAATAATTCTCTTGCTGTTTTAGTTAGAGCTACTTTTTCGCCTGTAGCCTCATCTACTCTTTGACCGATAGGTATTGGAAAATCTAAAGGATCATCGCTATTTAATTTAATAAATTCTTTATCTTTTATTTCAAAATATTTAGCTTTTAATTTTTTATTTATTTCCGCCTCTTCTTTTACAATTTTATTATATTCTGCGTCTGTGTATTCTTTTTCCGCCCATGTTTTCTTTTTATAAATAGTGTGAGATTGTTCTGTTAATGGGTCTAAATCTTTTACTCTAATTTGTATTTCAAATGTAAAACCATCATTAGTTAAAGCCTGGATATGAATAGCTCTATACTCACTACCAGCTCTGCCAGCATCAGTTAAAAAATCATCAATACCACCAATAATTTTATATTTTTTATTAATTTCTGCTACTGCTAGTTTAGCCTCTAATATTGTATCTGTTGATATTCTAGCACCCAAATAATCAGAAATATGCACTGCTTTTATTCCTTTATTTGTTTTTTTATTTAACTCTTTTAACTCTTTTACTCTTGCCTTTAAATCGCCATTATATTTTGTTGCTATAGGTTGTAATTCTTTCTTAACATCCTCAATTTTTTTAGATAATGTATTGTAGATCGTATTGAAATCATCGGATTTATGATATATTACCTTTTTAGTTATGGCACTTTTATCACCAACTTTATTAGTTTTAGAACCACGAAATAGTGGTGGAACAGTATTAGCTTTGGCTAAAACTGATACTGGAGTTGCGTCTGTTTTTTGGGATCCTTTAGTTAAATCTTGGAGTTTATCAGATAATACTGTTGGCGATGTTTTGGCAGCAGCACCAGCCTCGGCTCCACTTTTAATGGAAGAAGAAGTAGATGTGTCAAACATAGATACTTCATTATTTAAGGCTTGATTTCTGTAAGCTGCTTCACTTGGTACATCAAAATCTTTAACATTTTCTAAATCTTCAGCTAACTTACTTTCATTTTTATTAAAATTAGCTTTATTAATATTTGGAGAGTTTGTTTCGTTTGTAGCTTTATTGATGTTAAAATCTATAGAGTTTAAATCTTCCAATGTATCTCTATAAGCACCTTGATTAGTCGTGCCTTCAGTTTCCATTTGATTTTTTCTATCTTGTAATTTTTTTCTTAATTGTGTTAATTCTTTTTTTTTTAATTGAGAAACTGTCTTACCTTGTGCATTTAAACCAGCAGATCTAATTACATAATTAGGATTTCTTATACTTTGAAAAGCAGAAGATTTTGGATCTATAGATATAACTCTTTCAGAACCATCGGCTAATTTTATTTTAATACTTCCTGTTTTTTTACTTATTGCAACAGCTTGAACATTAACAATATTTCCATCATTATCAAAAATATCAAAAAATTCTCCAGGTTTAATTTTTCCTGGAGGAACTAAATTATCTGGAACTGTTTGGTTTCTAGGAGCTGCTAAATTTACATCTTCTCCATTTTGAATTGCTTTTAAAGTATCGTTTAATCTTTCGTTATGTTCTGTTCTGCCAGCTCTATTGTCTGGAAAAGGATTATCTTTTTCTGGTAATTTATGATTATCTAAAGTTTCATCTTTAAATTTAGGATTAATTTCTCCCATTTCTTTTGAAACAGTATTTAACTCTTCATCAGATAGTTTAAATAAATGTTTTTTACCAACCTCAATACCTTTACCAAATGCTTTAAATACTCCTAACAAAGCTGGTGAAATTGTACCAGCTGCAAGAGAAACCATTGCAATATTTTTTAATCCAGTTTCTAAACCAGCATCTTCAAAACCAAGTTCTTTTCTATAAGGTTGAGATTTTAATTGTATAGCAGTCTCGGCAATACCAGCTAATACTGTTTCTATTTTTGCAACTTTCCAAGCAGCTTTACTAAAATTAGCTGGAACAGAATACATCATAGATATTGGTAGCGTTGCAAGCATTACTGGATCTGTAAATGCTCCAGAGGCTATACCAGTAAATCCACCGACTTTACCCATTGTTGTAGCTCTTTCAGAAATATCTGCAAAATTTTTCCAAGCACTATGACTTTGTTCTGCAATAAGTTTGTGCATATTTTCTTGGGTATCTAAACCAGCTTCAACTAAAAGATTTTTTAAATTTTCATCTTGTGCAATAACTTCAGCAATTTGTTTCCAATATGCTTCTTCTAAAGATCTTCTTGAAGGTGGTACTTCTGTATCATCCACCATATAATTATCTGGATCAGTTGGAGATATAAAATTAGTATGACCCGCTTTAGTTAATATTTCATTCATATTACCATAAGCCTCATCTAAATTGTTTATTTCAGATAAGATCATTTCAGTTTTTGTAAAAGCATCCCAAGCAGATGAAAAGTTATCTCTAAAATCTGTTCTTTTGCCTTTGGCTAAACTTTCGTATGGTTGTATTGTTTCTGTGTTTTTTGTATCGTAAAATATACTCATTATTGTATATAAGGTTGTAGATCCCCTTTAATTTTATTGAGATCAAGTTTGAAATATCCACCATCACTATTTAATAAATACTTTGGTTCACCAGTAACATCTTTGGGATTATCACCAACACCTATTAAATAAACTCCATCACCTACACTAATAAAATATGGAGCATCACCCGCAAATACATCTATTAGTTCTCCATTAATAGCAACAGGAGCCTTACCATTGGTTGAACCCATATCTATTAATTCTGGATGATCTTTTAATGTTTTAACAACATCATCAAATTTACCTTCTTGTAACCATCCTGGAATATAAACTTTATTATCGTTATGTTCATCAAAGCCACCGTAAAAAGCATCAAAATTTTTAGATCCCATAACTCCAGCTACATAAGTTGCACCCGCTGCCATTTTAAATGCTTTCTCATAAGCAAATTTGTCAAAACTATCAAAACCAGATTTACCAGCATTTTTTAATTGAGCTGCATAAATATAATTTGCAGCCTCTATTGTTGAATTTTGAGTATCTCGGTTCATTAAAAAAGCAGAGCTGTATTCATCGACAACACTTGCTCTATCTTCGTTTTTAACAGAATATATTTTTTTATTTTCTTCACCTTGCATTAATAAAAATCCTTCAACAGCTAACTTAACATTATCTCCAGCTCCGCCTGTTTGCATAACCAATCCTCCAATATGTGCAAAAAAACTATCTTCTTTACTAAATTGTGCAAAAGCCTTATCGCTTTCCATACCAAAAGATTGAACTAATGCCGTTGTTAATTTAATGATTTGACCTGGTGTATCTGCTTGTTGATATGCTGCTTGGATTGCTTTTTTTTCATTATTAGTAAAAAAAACAACATCCCTTTTATAATGATTTGCTACGGCATAAGCATTTCCAATTCTTTGTTTTACTTTTTCTGTAAAATCTTCTGGCTTTAATTCTCCTGTTAATAATTTTTCAAATCCAATATCTTGAATAGATACACCAATATTTCTTTCATTGGCTGTCATTAGTTGATCTTTGTTTAAATCACTTGTTAATTTTGATAAATATTCAGTTGTAATTCTTAAATTATTTGTATCATCTAAACTTAAAGATCCCTTTGTTTTTTGAAATTCAAGTAAAATATTTTTTCTATTTTCAATTTCGCCAACACTCATGGTTGCTAACTGAGCGTAAATATTTGCATCTTTTGCAAGTTGTTCTAATTTATTTAAAGTTATTTGATCTTCTGTATTGATTGCAATATTAACAGCATTCTCATAATCAGCTTGACTTAAAGGAAATCCTTTTTTAACATTTTCTACCATAGTAGTAACATTAGATCTATTCTTATGATCTATGGATGTTTTTTTAACATTAAAAGAAGTTATTAATTTTTGAACATCATCTGGTTGTAATCTTGGATCTTTTTTTGCTTCTTCTAATGCTTTGTCTCTTTGATCTAGCGGTACATTTTTATATCCATAAAAAGCAATATCTGTTTGAGTAGATCTAATCATATCATCTAATTTATCACCAAAAATTTCTACTGTTTTTGCATCTTTATATATTGCCTCTAATTCATTCGTTGCTATTTTACTTTCTAATTCATTACCCCAAATTATAGATTTAACTTTGGTATTTATTTCATCTAATTTATTGGCACGGAGATTTTCAATCATATTACTTGTTGCTGATAATTTAATTGAATTACCATCTTTAATATTTTGTTTAGTCATAAAATCTTTAAATTTTCTTTGCGCCATTTTGTTAGACAAAGATCCATTGACACTATCAAATATTTTTTGCCATTCTGTATTGTAGTATTGAAGAGCTTTATCTGGGTCGCTCATTTGTTTAGCTTTTAATTCTATTGAACTTAAACCTTCGTAACTATCAGTACCATTCATAACCTCTTTAGATTTTTCTAAAATTTCATTATCGGTTTTATAATCTTGGTGTTTTACATAAAGTTTTTCTCCAGATTGAACCATACCTTTAAAAGCTCTACCAATAGAACCAGCCTCACTCATGCTAGCAAAAGCTCTATTTTCTACATTTGAAGATTTAGTTGTTGGTTCTAATTGTGATTTGTATAATTTAATTGACATATTTATCCTCTCATACTTTGTACTGTTGCTGCTGTGTCTAATAGACTTGCACCCGCTGCATAGTAAGATGCTTTCTTAGCAACTTTACCTCTCCATCTTTGAAGATCTGCGTCTGCTTGCATCATAATTGCCTCATTTTCTTTTGTTGCTTTTGCATTTTCTGCATTAAAAGTTAAAATATCTCTATCTGTTTCTAATTCTAATGCTTGTGCATAAAGAGTATCAAGCACAGTACCTTCTAAGGCAGCTCCACTAGAAAGATACGCAACTCTAGTTTCGCCTTGTATTTGTTCAACTGTCTTATCAAATTTTGGAAGAGTAAAATTATTATGAACAGACATAATCTGAACTGCCTCTTGCTCTTTAATTTTTTTATTATTTTCTATAATCCTTGCATTATATTCAGATGCTTTTTTTTCAGCTCTTCCAGCAAATATATCTCCAAAAAAACTCATTTTATAATCCTCGCAAATCTATAAAAGTCAGAACCGTCTGGTCCATAACCCTTCATTAAACCTTCTTCTTTCAATCCTAAAAATTTTGCAAATCTTAATGCAACTAAACAATCGGCTTTGACTGATGTTTGTAATCTTCTAATAAAATTATTTTTTAACATCATGTCAGTTCTTTGCTTAATAACCTTTGCAAATGTTATTGGATAGTTATTTATTTCTTTTGTAGCCAAGACCCACCCCTCGGCACAGCCATCCCAGAGGGGAAAGATCCCTCCAGCCGCTATAGGTTTGTTATTCAATAACCCTGTAAACGACATTCCAACTTCTTTTAGATAATAAGCATATTTTCTATGCTCTGGTTTCATTTCTAATAATTCACTATTTAAACCTTGATCTAAAATATAATGTGCGTGTTCGTTTTCAAAAGGTACAAATTTTATATTAGACACTCTCTGTCTCCAATCTTGGATAAATACCAAGGATAGTCATTGGTAGAGCCTGTGGTTGTTGAACATAAACTAAACCTTCCGTGCCATAGCCTGTGTCAAATTCAACAGATTTATCTCCTGTAAATAATGGAATAGGTAAGTTCATTGGAGATCCACTAGCTCTAAAATTTATTGATGTTAAGTTTGCTGCGTTGGGTCCAACTTTAGCTCCAACGGTATCTTGAAACCTAACAGATAAATCATAAATTCTTTTTGTTTTAGTTTGAGTTGTTTCTGTATAACCTTCATCTAATCTCATTGTTTGTAAATCAGATGTATACAGTAAACCAACTTTAGCTTGTTCAGTTGCGCTATCTATTGTTATACTGCCGCTTGAAACTGTTTTATTAGTTTGTGCAGCACCTTCGCCAATAACATCTACAACTTCTCCTTCTAAATGATCTAATCCGGTAAGAGTAGTCGTTTCATCGCCAACATAACTTAATCCACTATCTAAATAATGAAATGCAGTAACATCTCTATTAAAATCAAATGGAGTAAAATATTCAACGTGCCTTCTTACAGCTCCATTAACCCATCTTTGAACTATAACCCAAACTTGATCTTCGTCTGCATCGCCATCAATAACAGCAACACTTTCCACTTTAGCATGAGTTAAAATATTATCAGTTTGCTCTGATGTATGTGCTGAAGTTAAACTAACAACAGTAGATAAAGTTTTATCTGAATAAAGTTTAAATTGGTTGTTATCAATTTTTTCAATATAATATTTTGTATTTTCAGACAAACCACCAATAGATGTTCCTGTGTTATCATAATAAAAAATATCGCCTGTTGTAAAACCATGAGAGGCAGAATAAATAAAATTAGATGATATATTTACACCTTGATAAATGTATTGAGTTGTGTCTGAACTAGGAGCTGAATTAAATGATATAGCTGTTCCCGCAGTAGCATTTGATGCTGTTGTCGCTAATTTTATGGTATTACTATCGGTTGCGATAGCATAATATAATGTTGAATTATTTAATCCACCAATCGCATTGCTAGCTGCATAATAATAAACTGGATCAGCAGTTGATAATCCGTGTGATGAAATAGTAATTGTATTAGCTGTGGTATTTACATTTGAAGAGTTTGAAGTGAAACTAATTGATTGTTGAATAATATTTTTTGTAGTGTCAGACTTACCGCCTATAATGTGTCTATGCCAAGCAACAACATTTTCTAATCTGTTATAAGTTAAACCAGCTAATACGCCATCTGTTCTTGCTCCCCAAACTATTGAGTATGGTTCTTGTTGGTAATCCATTTGGGTAATACCACTATCAGTTATATGTTCTGCAAGAATAGTTAAATCTGGAGCAACATAACCATCGGTGTCAAAATTATAAGCAAGTTCTCTCATTTTTCTTTTTGCTCTTTGTAAAAAGATAGTTGCGTTTCCAATAGATAAAGCATCTACTCCAGCTGAACCATAATTAGATTGTTTAACGATTGAAATATTTGTTGGTGTAATTGCAGATGCGGTTCCAGCGGATACAGCATATTCCCCACCCGTTGTCATTACAATTAAAGTTCTTGTTGCCTTCATAGCTTTAATTGCATTAACCTGGTTAGATGCAATGGTATAAATCATAGCATCGTCAGCATCAGTTCCAGCTGTCATATTCTCATAATCTCCAGACTTTGAGAAAAACATAGTTTGTGGTTGATCGGATGTTCCAGCAAATACTAATCTTTGTTCAAAGAAAGTAACTACCGATGGATGACCCGTGGTATCTGAAAAAGAACCAAGTTGAAAAGCTGCTGTTGCATCAGTATTAGCAAATGCTTTAGTAATTGTGCAGACTACAACTGTGGTATTTGTTCTTGCTGTAATTACAGCCTCGCCACTATTAAATTTTAAAATTCTTCCAACATCTGTTGTTTGCCAACCATTACCACCATTTATTCCTGTAGTTGAGCTAGCAGTTATATTAACACCCGTTCCAGTTCCAGATGATGCTGGAGTTAAAGTTGTCGCTGTAGTATTAGCATCCATGTAGGGTCCAGTTTCGCCAAAGTCTACTTCTGAAAGTGTCCAGGAAGTATGACCCGTTCTGGATAGTTTTGAGGCTTCATGGCTAGGATGCGTTATATACATAACGTCAGCAGACTGTGCAAATTTTAAATCAAATAGTTGTGCTGTCGTATAGTTAGTTGTGATTTGATAAATTCTATTGGCTACACCAGCAGATGAATAAGCAGTATAACCAGAAGAGTTTATATCGTTACCATCAACATCTTGTAATTCAAAAGTATTAGTAGTTTTATCTGCTACTTTAAAAGTTTTACCATTTACTTCTGTCATTCCTACAACAGATGAAATAGTTACAAAATCTCCATTATTATAACCATGTGAGCTAGATGTAACTACAGCTGGATTAGCTTGCGTAATTCCAGTAATAGTTTTATTAGCCTCCACAATTTGACCGTTATCTTTAAAGAAACGAATGTATTGATCGCCAAATTCTAAAATGTAAGTTTGTTCAGTTGAAAATGTAAAAGGAATAAGTCTTGTTTTATTTGCAGATGTTTTTATTTCAGATACAAAATAAGTTCCTGGTCGTCTTGTTATTGGTCCATGTGGCATAACCACAAAGTTTTCAATATTAGTTGCACCATTAAAGTATTTTGCAAAATCTGTTCTTCCCTCCATAGAAGAGGAAAGCTCCCCAGCGGTAAAGCTAGGGATACTTAAAAGTTGTTTTCCCATATTTAATATCTACTGTTTAAAAAATCTTCAGTTATGATTTGATCTGTTGGAGCTAACTCTGGATTAGTATTGTAACCTTCGCTAGCGTCTGCGTGTCTTGCCTCTGATAATTTAGCTTGATATTTTTCTGCCATTAGATTTGCAACTTGCATATTAGCAGTTATAGCATAAGCAATATCTTGCGCTAAATGTGCAGAGATAGTTTCTCTTAATAAAACATCTAATTGATTAACATCAGTTATTTGTGCTAAATAAATTAAATATACTTCACTTTCACTAATTAATAATTTTCTACCTTCAACTTTGTAATCTGCGTTGTAATCTTTAATTCCTAAAATTCTTAAACAATCTGCGGGTAAAGTATATTGATAATCAAAACCCCAAGCTGGAGTATCGCTATCTTGTGCTAATTGAACTCTTTTAATTAAACAATTCCAAGGATGCGTTCTAAATACTGCATCTCTAATTGTTGTATATCTTTCATTACATAATCTAGCATTTTTACTATCATCTGTAAGAGCTGTAATTGAACTTGCGCCTAATTGATTTAATGCTGAATTACAAATTTGAACTACTGATGCCATGTTATCCTTTATCTATTTTTTGGTTTTGGTTTTGTTTTAGGTTTTTTTGGTGGTCTACTTTTTTTACTTCCGTACATACTATTCCTTTTTAATTATATATTTTCTTCTTAATGTTCTTGGTTTTACCAAAGCAAATATTTCAGCTTCAGTTAATTCTTCTTTAGTATCAAAACCATAATGATACTTGTTATCGTTTTTAAATCTGTCTACCAAAACATATCGGTAAATATAATTTCCACTTTTAAAATGTAAGACAAGTTTTGGTTTATCTAACTTTTTTATCATTGCATCTTAGGCGGGTTCCACTCTCGCTTCCCCCGCCTAAAATTCTATTTGCTAGTTACAAACATAGTTAATGCAGAACGACATATCACCTTCAGTTCCACCCGCAGCAGCCATAGTAGCCGCTATGTAGTAGTAACCTCCAGGATCGCTTGACGCTCCAGCCATTTCCCACATTGCTTTTCCAGCAGTATTGATGTCAGCAGCTTCGTGTCTTACATCAGCCATTGCGCCAGCATCAGCCACCGCAGTTGCGAAGTAATCTTCGTCTACTACTGTTCCATCACTTTGATAAATTCCAACATTGAAAGTACATGAACCTCCAAGTGTATCTGAACCGATCCAAATTTGTGGAACGACAGCATTACTTGGTATAGGTGCAAGCATAACAATATCGTCATCATCACTATCGCCAGCTGCTACAACTATAGTACCTTGTGCAACACGAACTACTCCGTGAAGAAGGCTGCTATCTGTAAGAACTGGTGGCGTAGCTTCAAAATTTGCTACTAAGTCTGAGTTTTTAGTTCCCATTGTGATTTTCTC